TTGCCGTCCTGGCAGTCTTTGTGCTGTCCGGCTGCGGCACGCTCAACACCTACGTGGCCGCGCAAAACGCTGCTGCCGTGAAGGACACGAAGGCCGCCAACGACAACCTGGTGCGCGGCATCGAAGAAAGCATCTGCGAAGTCCCTATCGGGGCCGTGATCAGGAACTCGGAGTTTGTCCCGATCGCACAAGCGGCCTGCCTACCAGCCGGGGCGAATCAGAACCCCGTGCAACTCCTGCAGAACATGGCCCAGCCAGCCACGGCGACAGTCCCGGCGTATCAGCAAAACATGAACGCCAATCCGGTACCGGCCCCCAGCACGCCAGCCGCCGCGCCGGCGAAGCGATACACGCCGAAACCTCAGAAGCCAGTGACGCCTGGGCAGCCACTGTTCTCTCCCTCTCCCGCACCGACGCCAGCACCAGCCCAGCCATTCGGGGCCCTGACGCCGACGCCGGCTGGATTTGGGGCGATTCCTGGGCAGTGATTGCCGGCATCAGTTTGATCCTGGCCGGGATGCTGGTCAGCGCGAGGAAAACCCGATGAATTCGCTCCCTTACGCCCTGATCGCCCAGGCGGCCTATTCAGATCCTCCGGACATTGGCCGCGCAGACACTGCGGCACGCGCCATCAAGACCGTCAACGCCGACGGGCTGATCGTGACGTTCCCTGGCACGAATAACGTGGCGTGCTGGCTTGCAGATCTCGATGTGAGCGTGGTGGGCGTGGAAGGCCTTGGAACCCTCCACGAGGGCTTCTGGAACGCGCTGGGGGAGATTGAAGCGGATCTGCTGGCCCTGGATCCCGACGTGACCTGCGGGCACTCAGAAGGGGGCGCGCTGGCGATCCTGTACGCTGCCGTCCTGTGCCTGGATGGGCGGCCACCGAAAGCTGTCTATGCCTTCGAGCCCCCCCGCGTGTCGATCGACAACACCCTGGCTAGCCTGTTCACCCAGCATGGCGTCCAGCTGCTGCTGACCCAGAATGGTGAGGACATTGTGCCCATGGTCCCGCGCCTGCTCCACGACTGGCAGCACCCGGGCCCGCTGACCCGGATCGGGAAGGCCTCGGAGCCGTTTCCGAACGTCGAGGATCACCTGATTGAGAATGTGATTGCCGCCTTGAAATGAAGATCTGAAACAGTTACACGCGTCCGTCACTTTTTTGCCAAATTGGGCGAAAACAGCCCTTTCAATGCACTGTATGCGCATCCAGCGGCCCAGTAAACACGGGGCTTCCAAGGCTGCGCATGGTGTCCGCTGAATATGTCCACTAGGTGGGACGACTTCAAAACCTCCAATAACCACGCCACTTTCCAGCCATCGGCAAAAAACAGTCCGTCACTTTTTTGCCATTCATGCCCGGTTCCCGATCTTTTTCACGGCCTGCTTCAGGGTCTCAATCGACAGGTGCGAGTAGCGTTTAGTGGACTCTGCTGACCTGTGACCCAAGACAGCCCCCACGATGTAGAGGTCAATGCCGCTGTTGATCATTTCGCTGGCGGCTCCGTGGCGCAGGTCGTGAAAGTGGAGGTGCCCATAGTCCAAAGCCCGAGCCGCCTTCTTGAAGTTTTTTCTGATAGTGGCCGCTGCGAGTGTGGGGATCTTTGTTGAAGCCAGCTTCGGGTGAATGGGCACAACGCGCGGATTCCCGTTCTTGGTGTCCGCCAGGTGGTAAAACCCGTCTGCAATTTGCGCTCTGAGAATTTCGGCCTGGCGCATGCCTGAGTAGAAAGCAATGCGAATCGCGGCCCTGACCCCTCTGTTTTTGACCTTTCTGGCGATCCTGACCATCATTTCCCGAGTGGGGTAGAAGTGCCGGGCATTGTTCACGGTGGGGATGACAACCTTGCCTGCAGGGTCGTGTTCACCCATGCCGCAATGCTTCCAGCCCCAGCGACAGGCTGCCGTCAGATACCAAAGCCGGTTGGCGACGGTGCCGGGCTTAAGGATGCCCTGGGACTTGATTGCGACGGTCTTGCACACATCCGGCAATGCGGACAAAGGCCGGCCCTGATAGGCCCAGAAGATGTAGCCCAACGCCTTGACGGCATTGTCGGGGCGCTTCAGCTGCGGGACGCGCTCCCGGAGATAAGCCGCAACGGCGTCCTCGATGGTGAACTCCGCTTTTTCGGCTCCGGTTGCGATGGCGTAGATTCGGGCTGATTCCGTCCGGTCGAAGCTGTCAGCCTGGGCTTGACTCCATAGCTTCGGAAGACGGCGCTCAATCCTGAATCTTTTGCCGTTGATAACACGCCGGAATTGATAGACGAAGCAACCGTGTTTTTTATCTCTGTAAATCGACATTTTTGTAGGTACTCCTCCAAATCCAGCCGGTCGAACAGTATACGCTTCCCGATCCGCACGCATGGAATCGGGCCGTGAGGCGCGGCCAGCCCATAAATCATGCCCTTGCTCACGCCGAGCAGATCTGAGGCTTTGGCCGCGCTGATGAGGTCGGTTGTCATTTGTGCGCCACACTGATTGCGTCGTCAATGGCACGCGCTTCTTCTGGAGCAACAGGAATCTGGTGGCGCTTCCATTCTGCAACCTGTTCCGGCGTCATTTCGTCCAGACAGTATTCCAGCATCAACTCGTCGATTCGCGCTTGCTTTGCCGCGTTCATGCGCTCCAGCTCGCGGATGCGCTCACGATATTCGCCGGCTTGTTTCTGATAGGCGGTAATTGTTCTTGCGAGTGACTCTACATCGTCTTTTTTGTCGGTCATGGTTGGCTCACTTGTCTTTGGTGCCGTAGTGCATGAATTTCAGCTCTCGCATCAAAACCTCAGCCTTCTCGATGCACTCGACCATATCTGACATTTCGGCCTTGACGTCATCCATGTTGGTGCGCCCAGGACGATCTGGATGGTGGTTGAACCAACCAAACCTTTCTGCCTTGCAAAGCGCCTGCTGAAGTTCTGCGCATTCCTCAATCAGACGAGTGATCGGGCTGCCAATATTGGCGAATCGTGGGTCTGTCATTCTTTGCCCTCCTATCCTGGCAACCGGTGCGTGCGCACGGTGAGACCCGGGGCCCTACCAGCCTCCGGCAACTTGTCCGGGATGAATCCAGAGCCGGTGCCACCCGAAACCTTCAGGTAGTCGATTTCGACCTTCACGCTGTTGACGATGACCTGGGCGGCGTTTGAGACGGCCTTTGCCCGTTCAACATCCATCGGGTTGTCCTTGTCCTTCAGCGCCTTCAGCGTCTCGAACATGAGCTCGCGCAGTTCGGTGATGTCGTTCATCCCTTTTTCCCCTCTCTTTTGTTGATCTGCCTGTTGATTGCCCCGCGCAGCTGCACCAGCTGGGCGACCTCTTTGCCGTAGTTGTGGAAGCTGTTGCGCTTCATCATTTCCGCGAAGCTCACCAGTTCCAGGTTGTCGATCTCGATGTGGTTCTTGTCGCCGTCCTTGAAGGCCACATGATGTGACTTCGGAACAGGCCCACGATGCAGCTCCCACACCAGGATGTGAATGGGCACCCAGTCGCGTGGTGGATAGCCGGTGTCGGTGAGCTTGACCTGCCGGTATCCTTCCTTGGTCAACCGTTCGCTGCCGATTGGCAGCCATGTATGCGGCTTTGCCCCTTTCTGAAACTGAGTCTCGGCCATCCGGCCGGGAGCGTAGCCAGGCCTGCGAAGCCCCTTATTGGCCGGCACATGACCTTTCGGAAACCGCGTGCCCACCATGCGAGGATCTTGCTTTCCGCGCTGGATCCGGCCGGAAAGGTCGGATTTCTTGAATTCCTCGGATTTTTCAAGGCCGAGCTTTCGCGCCTTCTGAAAAATGCCGCTCTTTGGGCGTCCGAGAGTCACCGCCAGATCCTCGGCGCGCTCGTGTGGGTAGCGGTCGATCAGGATCTGCAGCTGCTCTGCGGTCCAGTATTGGCGGGGTGCGAGGATGCCGCGGCTTTTGGTCATGGGGGAACTAGAACGGAATGTCATCGGGGAAATCATTGAAATTGCCGCCGGTCGCGCCCGCTTTCTGGCCTGACTGCGCATCGGAAGCGCCGCCGCGGCTGCCCAGCATCTGCATGCGATCGGCGATGATTTCCGTGGTGTATTTGTCATGGCCGTCCTTGTCCTGCCACTTGCGGGTCTGCAGCTTGCCCTCGAGGTACACCTGGCTGCCTTTCTTCAGGTATTCCCCGGCGATTTCCGCCAGCTTCCCAAAGAAGGCGACGCGATGCCATTCCGTCTTTTCTTGCTTCTCGCCGCTCTTGTCCTTCCAGGTGTCGGTGGTGGCCACGCTGATGTTGGTGATGGCTCCCCCATCGGGCATGTAACGGACCTCTGGATCCTTGCCCAGGTTGCCTACCAAAATGACTTTGTTGACGCTCGCCATGCTTTACTCCTTCGGTTTCTGGTTTGCGATGACCGCCTGGACATGCAGACGGATTTTTTCGGGGGCACTCATGTGCCCGGCCCGGGCATTGCAGCCTTTGTGGGCCAAGAACAGGTTGCTGATATGGTTCGGGCCCTGGTGGGTGACGGATACCAAGTGCTCGACCGATTCGTTATCCGGGCCGACGGTCCGCTGGCAGTAAAAACACAGATCGCCGTCGCGTTCCCGAATGGTTCGAATAACCGGAGACATCCCCCGGCGAGTGGTTGGGCGGATAGCGCGCCAAGGCGACCCGCTTTTGAAGGCGTCCCACGCCTCTTTCGCTGCGCCAGAATAGGTCACGCCCCCAACCTTGTTTCGATAAATGATTGAGGTCGTTGCGCCGGCCTTGAATCTGATTAGCTCCCACTCATTGGTGGGTTCCAGCACCTGCGCGCCGGCGCCAGATAGCCAGTCTCGGAAAGCTGTTGCCTTCTTGAGAATCCCTGTCGCCGTATTCATATCCCGGATCTCCGATAGGTTTTGGTCAAATCTCCCTTGATCGCATGCCCGCGCCGGCGCAGCGCATTGGCCAAGATAGCCCGGTCGTGGTGGCTGTGCTGGGCCTGGCGCAGCAACCCGAAGTAGCTGTTGCCGACTGCCAGCAGATCCTCGGCCGGAACTGTTGCGATCTGGCGCACGGCCTCGTTGATCGTGCGGCGTCGGGTGTGCCGATGCCAGGGTTTGATGACCTGGCCAACGAAGTCCACGCCACGATCCACCGGCTGCAGGATGGTTTTCTTGGGATTCAGCTGCACGCCAAGGCGCGTCGGCAGGAATTCCTCGATCTTGGCCAGGGCATTGTTGAGCCATTGGGCAGATTCATGGAGCAGCACGAAGTCGTCCACGTAGCGGATGTAGTGCTTGGCCTTGAGCTGGTGCTTGACGAACTGATCCAGGGCGTCCAGGTAGATATTGGCGAAGAACTGGCTGGAGAGGTTTCCGATCGGCAGGCCAAGGTAAAACGGTTGATTGGTCAGCCGCTTATGGGCCGGGACCAGTTGCAGCAGCTCCGGCGTGCCGCGCAGCTCGAAATCCTGACGGGGATCGTGGAAAAGGATGGTCTGCGCCAGCTGCAGCCACCATGGCTCCGGGATCTTGGCAGCGATCTGCTCGCCCACGATCCGCTTGTTGATGCTGACGAAGAAGTTGGCCAGATCCAGCTTCAGGTAATAGGCCGGGCGCCCCCAGTTCAGGGTGATGCTGCGGATCTTCGATTCCAGGCGCCGGGCCGCGTACAGCGTACCCCGCTCAGGAATACAGGCGCAGCTGTCGGCAATGAATGAGGCATAGAACCTGGGCGCGATCCGGTTGTAGAACAGGTGGTGCACGATCCTGTCCCGAAAATCAGCCGCCCAGACCTCCCTTGGCTTGGGGCGCGTGATGACGAAGCAGATGCTGCGCCCGGGCTTGTAGGAGCCGTCCTGCAGGTCGTCGTACAGCTTGCCCAGGTTTCGTTCCAGATCCTGCTCAAAGGCCAGGGCACTCGCGCTGTTGCGCTTGTTCTGGCGGCAATCGAAGTAGGCCTGCACCAGTTCTGTAAAAGAAAAATCAGCATGGTGGGTCGCGTATTGATCTGCGGACGGCTCTGGCGCGCAGCTTGTTATTCTTGTTCCAGTTATTCTGGTTGCCGTTTTTGAAGTTCTGATCCCAGGCGTTGTTGGAGTTGGCTGCGTGCTGCGTCCTGTCGTGCTATCAATGTCACCCCGCCGAAGGCTTTCACCGATCAGCAGGGAAACTGCGCCGGACCGATCCCGGTAACTCCCGGTGGTATCCGTGATGCGCATGGCGGTGCCCTCGTGGGGCAGCGGCACAACCAGATTAAAAGATCGCTCAGTCATAGTGGCCGTGACCATTAAGAAACAGGCAATGTTGCGGAGCGACGCCATCCACTTGCTTGCTTACCGACGCTATTGGTGAACTCGATTGCCTTGGCGTACTGCCCTGTAGAGATCAGCCGCTTGTCACGGGAAAGACGCAGGAGCAGTTCTGTGACTTGCAGCCGCTCAAGGAGCAGGTCCAGATGCGCTGATTTGTCCTTCGCACAGTTGGCGCGAAAAATCAGCACCACAACCTCCACGCACTCATCACGAAGTTTGCCGCCGATGCTCATTTTGAAGTCCCGAGACATGTTCTTGGCAAGATCCGTGATGGCGTTGAGAAGGTCATAGGCCACCTTGTAGATCGGTAATGTGGACGTTAATGCCATGCTGAATAAAACCTAATTGATGAATGGTTAAATTGCTAAATTGCTAGAATCTTGCGGACGGCTCTGGCGCGCAGCTTGCCACTCTTGCCCCAGTAATACTGGTAGCCGATGTCGAAGGTCTGACCCCAGGCGTTGTCGGAGTGGGCTGCGTGCTGCGTGGAACTCCAGTACAGCGAGGCCTCGAAAGCCTGATCACCCCCTGACTTGAAAGTATCGACAGTCGTCTGGACCGGGAATTCTGGCGTGTATGGCCGCGTCGGGGTTTCGGCGGACAGATTGATGCCCGAGCGTGCATAGCACCAGTTCTCGTCAGTCGTCGGCTTCAGGTGACGATAGGCAAGCTCCAGCTCGTCCTGGCTGGGCAGATACCAGTCATCATGGCCGCCGATGCGCAGGTCCAGCGCCCACTTGGCCAGTTTACTGCCGGCCGCCGCCATGGCTTTGGTATTGGCAAGCCCGTCATCGTAGGATTTGGCGTCAGGAACGTCTTTGTCTTTGGCAATCCAGATCGCGGGCTTGTGTTCACCATCTGCTTTGGGAGCCACGATCAGGTTGTACAGGTTGCCATCGATGCGGATGCGCCCGGCGAAGGATCCTCCGCCAAAGGCCTCACCGATTTCCGGGACTGCTTGCTGCGTGTTTTGGTCCATCTTCGTCTCCTTGTCGTTACACGATGAAATTGGTGTGCTACTCCGGCCACTTAACCCAAGGGGGGCGGGCACCAGTGACCGTTTCGCCCGTTGAGCCTCAGGCCGCGTTCGCTTCGAACAGCGGTTTCTGGTTGTCCTCACCCTTGGTGGCGTCGCCGACCTCGAGATAGCGTGAGCCGTCCTCAATAACCACAAGGACAGTGTTGTCCGCGGCGTCGGCCAGTGCGTGCGCGGCTTCTGTGTTGTGCATGGTCAGCTGCGATTTCACGCCATCGGCCTTGAAGGCAACAGACTCACAACTGGCCCGGAACACGACGCGGTAATCGCTGGCGATGATTTCCACGGCCTCACGGACCGCTTCGCGCACGTCGTCTTCAATGCCGCGCAGGAGTGTCGCCTGCTCAGATTGGTTCAATTCCATGTACGGGACGGCAAGGGATTTGAACCGCTTGCTGGCGGCTTTGATGAGCTCACCGAACAAAAACTCGGCGGCGATTTCTCGGGGTTTCAAGACTTCGGGTGCGTTCATGGTTGGGTCCTCTTTTGGGTTCATGGTTGGCGGTGTTCAGGCCGCCGTCTCTCCGTTGATCGTTTCTGCGTCCAGCTTCTTGAACGGATGCGCGCCCTTGATGATCTTCCCAAGGGTTGCGCCCTTTGACTCGGACTGCATCAGGGCGTCGAACTTCTCCTGCGGCACGTCGAAATATCGGTACTCGCCACCCCGCGTGAATTGCACGGCCAGCACTTTTTCGGCAGAGTCGTAGCCAATGGCAGTGATTTGCGAGGACTCGACGGGTTGCATGGTGATTTGGTTCATGCTGCTTTCCTCCCCGGCACTTGGGCCGATTGCCACTTCACAAACTCCACAAGGACCGCCCGCGCTGCGTTGCGCTGCTTGTCCGGGATCCGCTCATTCAGGAATCTGGCGATTTCGTCCTGGTGGTCAACCACGGCTGCTGCTGGGTCAGCCTTGGCCACCGGCGTGACCGTTGCCGGCGTTGATGCGACCGCAGCGGACTGTTGCACAACTGGCGCCGTTTGCTGCTGGGCGGCCAGCTTCGCCACTTCCTCCTGTCGGATACGTTCGCGGTCGGCTTCAAGGCGCTTTTCTTCTGCGGCTTTGTGTTCCGAGATCCTGACTTTGATCAGCGTCACCAAGTCATCGTTGGCCTTAAGAACCAACTGAGCGGCATCAGCGAACAGGAAAGCATGGTCTGTGGCCAGTTCGCGCAGGCTGTTCAGGTTGTCCTGGATGCGCCCGCCGATTTCATTGGCCTCGATGGTCGCCCGAGCCAGTTCGGTGTCCACGGCGTTCTGGATGCTGGTGAGGGTTTTCAGCCCCTTGATGGCGCCTGCGAAATCTGCTGGGATGGCTGGCATAAAGGGCTTGCCCAGACGGTGATTGATCGCGGTCACGCGCTTGGCAAACTCGTCCTTGCCACCCTGGATGATGGCGTTGCGCCGGTTTTCCTTTTCGGCCTTGACCAGCTTCTCAACCACCAGCCGGTTCTGCCGGGCCAGATCGCGGTATAGGCCCACCGTGCGGCGCATTTCGTCAATGCTGGCCGTCTGTGCCAGGGCGCTGGATTCGGCAGCGTCCAGGGCTTCCTCGGCGGTCTTGAGGGTCTTGACGGTTTGCTCCAGATCGGCAAAGTCCTGATCGGTCTGGGGCGTCTTGTTGATGCGTTCGACAAAGGCCTGCAGCTGGCTGCCAAACAGTGAAAGGTTATCGGTCAATGCAATGCTGCCGCTGACCTGAATTGAAAGAGCCGGGAGAGCCATCTGCGGTGCGGCCACGGCGGCAGGAATGACTTCGGGGGGCATGTAGGCGTCCAGATCGGAGTGAAACTGTATCCAGCCAGCCTCGATGCGGTGGATCCACGCCGGATCTGGATAGACCCACATCCAGACCAGGTTCGCCGCCGTTCCGTCAGAAACAACGAAAATCAACCGTTCGGCGCCGGTGACATGCAACACTTGCTGGGACTGGGGCTGGTGTTCTTCTGGGAGTTCGCCCCGCTTTACCGATTCGGCCAGAGCTGCAGCCCACTGCTTGTGCTCAAAAGCCGTATCACCGCCCATGGTGATGCCGTCGCACGATGCCGAAAGCCGGCCGTAGGAATAGGTCGCAGGGTAGAGCTGGTCCTCAATGATGGTTTCCACCAAAGGGCGCGCCAAGGCCTCGACCACATGACCGTTGTCCAGGATTCGCTCCTGCACAAAGTCGCTGAATTCCCTGGCCACCCCGGTGTGCTTCTGGTGCAGGAGTTCATTGCGGGTTACCTTTTTTGACAGGCCCAGCATTGCAGCAGCCTCGCTGGCGCCGTCGTGCTCAAGCCTGAACTGATGCCATTCCGGGCTTCCTTGCACCAGGTCGTGGATGATTCGTTCCATGGCTATTCTCCTGCGGGGTTGCTGATGAATTTGAGAGCCGCTTCTGCCTGGGCGCTGGTAATTCCATCCAGGCTTTCGACGCCCAAGTGAGCAGCCACCTCGGCATCAGTGATCGAAGCGTCAGAGGCCTTGGCGCGTAGCGCGGCAATCACGGTGGCGTTGGCGGGTTCGTCGCTCTTCGGGGCAACGATTCCACCCTCGCGGATCTGCCTCTTCTGATCGTCAGTCAGCGGGTACTTTGACTGGGCCATGGCAATGACCTGATCAGCGGATTTCTTGCCTCCTGAAATGAGCTTCAGCCAAGCCGGGAGGTTTGCCGTGAACTGATCGTCAGGATATTGCTGGGCCTTGGTTTCGCCGTCGATTTCCCCTGTTTCGTTGTCGATCACGATGCCGCCATCAATGGAGGCAGCCCGGCCGGACTCGGCGGCATTATTGATGGCGATGGCGTTGGATACCTCGATGGAGCAAGGCATATATTTCAGCACCTGCAGTAGCGGCACCTTGCGGCAATACATTTCCCAATCCCGGTAGCTGTAGTGCTTATCCCCAACCTTGTTGTATTTGTCGCGGTGTTTTTTGATCTTGCTGACCCGCCAAAGCTCAATAATCGGGATGGTCGCGTCCTTCACCCAGCCAATGGCATAAGCGTGGGTAATGTCCTCTGGGTCTTCCAGATCGGTCTCGTTGTGGATCACCAGATCCCGTTTTGCACCGTCGGTGAAGGTGTAGCTCTGATCCTTGAAAATGACGCCAGTAAAGACCGTGCCGCGCCCACTCCGCGCCACCAGGTCCACGAGCCCCTTCCAGCCAGGCACAAACGTGCAGGTGTCCTTGTAAGGGATCAGGAACCCTGCCCCGTTCACGCCGGGCTCCAGGCCCAGTTGCCCCGCCGTCATGATTGAGGCCGCAATGCTCTTGGGCGTGCATCTTTGCAGGGCAGCGCTACTGCTGAACGCAGTCAGCGCGAGGCGGGACATACGATCCGCCGTCATGTGCTTGGGCAGCGCCAGCGCCAGCTGCGGTTTGAACTTGTCCAGGAAGCCGCTAAATTCGGCAACCGGGTTTTTCTTCGTATCGACGGCTGTGCTCATGGCTAAATCCTTAATTGATGAATGACTGAATGGTTAAATGGTTACGCTGCGAACGGCGCGAGCGCGCAGCTTGCTGGTCTTGTAGTAGATGAGCTGGTAGCCGACGCCGAAGTACTGACACCAGGCGCTGTCGGAGTTGGCTGCGCGCTGCTCACGCAGCCAGTAGCACTCCTTCTTGAACTCTTCAGGCATTGTTTGAAACAGCAACGCGCTTTCAACCCGGTCCGGCAGTTCTCCGCCAGTGGTGGCGGCCCAGTCCATCTGCGCTTGCCAAGCCTTACCGTCTGAATCGCCTGGCAAGAGAAAAATATGGCGCACGGTGCCGTTGGGATTGATGATGCCGCCGACGTAGCGTTCGCCAGGTTGCGCCGCCGGGAGAACGAGGCCTGCATCTGGCTGATTGATATGCTTGTTCAGCCAAGCCCTGAACAGTTCATCTGTGGGGACGGCGATTTTTGCGGAGCCGACTTCAAAAGTAACGGTGGCGGTTTTCATTCTTCATTTTCCTCAGAGTGGATGATCGGGCCGGCCGTAAGCCGGATGATTCCGATGAAAACAAGGGCTCCCAGGGCTGCCAACAAAAAGATGGTTCCCAGGTCGGGAGAGTCAATCATTGCCGGGCTCCGGCACGAACTTGCCGCCGTAGCCGATACGGCCGACAAAAACGGCGGTCTTTTCGCCAGGGCCGCGCGCTTTGCGATGCTGACGCTTGGAGGGTGGAATCCATCCGTAGCGCTTCGCCCACAGTTCCTCGATGGTTTCAAACTCATGGGGCTTGAACCTGGGATCTGACAGAGACGCCTGGACAGGGTTTTGGTCGGCAACTGATTTGAGCTTGGCCATCACTGACCTCCTGCTGTTGCAGCAAAGATGAAGAACAGGCCGGCGCCCCATGCCATGAATTCCAGCTCGGGACTGATCCTGGCGCGCGCATTCAGCGGCAGGATGTCCACCAAATACTGAACAACGAGCGTCCAGATGCACGCAACAACCGTGGCCGCAAAAGCGGTAATGAGTGCGGTGTTCGTCATTGATGCTTCCCCCATGAATCGCGGCCGTCCTTGGCATCTGCAAACACAAAACCGATGGCGATGACGCCGCCCACGATGTACAACCCGATGCCGTTGACACCCACCGGCTGATGCGCCACCAGGTCGATGAACACGGCCAGAACAAAGCCGCAGACGAAGATGAGGGCCGAGAGCAGGACGTTCATTGCTGCACTGCCGGGGCTATGTGAGTCAGCAGATCGGCGCTGCCAGGGCCCGGGATCAAGGCCAGGTAATCGTCGATTTCCGACTGCAGCTCGATCAGATTGAGGGCAATGGCATGCGCGACTGCGGGCTTCGTGATCGCGGAGCAGGATTCAAACGCGTCCGTGAGATTCATCAGGTTGCGACGCAGGTCAGTGATGCGCGAGATCTGGGCTTGGATGGCTTTCAGGTCCATGATCAATCCCCCGCGAAACGGACGCCGGAGCGACCATGCAACTCGTTGAAACGGACTTCGTCACGGTTGACTGCGGCCAGCATTGCAAAGACGGCCTCCCGGTCGGTCTCGTCCGGCTGGCGGTCCTCTTGGTCCGGCATTTCTGTGGTGTTCATGGCGTTCCCCCTTGGTGGCACCGTTCTGTGGCGCATGGGAGAACTCTAGCAATAGATTGCTAACGGTGTCAAGCAATATATTGCTATGTCAGGTCGAAAAATGCAAAAATGTGGCGAAGCTCAGGAAACGGAAGGGTTCGGGCCGAATTGGCCTATAGTTGGCCGGTGTAGGTATTGACCGAGATTACATTGTGGGATTCCGGGTTGATGTCGCACTCATAGGTGACCCTGATGTACGCCCCGAAAGCGTTTTGAAATTCGGCCTTGTCGCCGAAATATTTGAGGGTTCCGGCCTGTTTGTTGAGCCAGGAGAAGCGGCTGAACTTGGGGTCGTATGTTCCAACGGTCCACCGCATGCTGTATATGGCGGTCCGCTCGATGGGTTCCTGACAATAAACATCAGCGGTTGCAGAGTTCTTGTCGCCCCAGCATTTCAGATCTGCCCGGCACGCGGCTTCCGCAGCAGCTTCCTTGGCGGCTTTTTCGGCCTTGGTTTTGTCGCTATCTGGCCAGAAACCCCAGCCCAAGATAATCAAAAAGAATACGAAGACGAGGCCATAGGCCCTGAGTTTTTCGGGGTTTATGACTTTTGCGCCGCAATGTGGACACCGCGGAGATTCGGTGCTAACTGCCTGATGGCATTCGTGACACTGGATCAGGGCCATGCTCACTCACCACGCGTATGGTGGTTTAGGTTTATCACCGTTGCCGGCCAGAGGTTGCGCTGGGTCTGGGCCGTCCTTTTTCTGCGCTTTTTTACCGGAAGTGTAAGAATTTGTGCCGAGGGCTGCAGTTTTTTTTGGCGCCAAAGCCAGCACCACCGACACCGCTTTTTCACGGTCGTCAGGCTTTACTTTATCAAAGGCTGCCAATAGCTCCCCTTTGCGGTCGTCGTCTGCGGTAATCAGTTCAAGCGGGTGCATTTCAAGCGCGGCCGCGACCGCCTGAAGAGAATAAAGGGTGCAAGAGGGCTGCCGCTTCGCGCGCTTTTCGTTTTGACTCGGAACCGTGGTCTCAGCACGGCTCTTTGTCCCCATCATGTATCCGATGGTACTGCTTCCGATGTGCGCTTTATCTGAAAGCGACTTGGCGCTCTCAATCTTGCCGGCTTTCTTAAGCCTGCGCAGGTTTTCGGCCAGTATTTTGTCCAAGGTTTTTTCCATTGTCTGATGGTGCCACACGATGATGGCAATAAATTGCTTGACGACATAGCAATAAATTGCTATTTTTGGCCCCATGAATCCATCACTCGACACAAAAATCCGAACGGCGCTCGAAAGCAAGCGGGGGGATTGGCAGACCATCGCTTCCGAATCCGGCGTCAGTTACTCATGGCTTTCCAAGTTTGCAAACGGACACATTCCCAACCCCGGTTACGAGACTCTGAAAAAGCTGGCCAAAGTCCTGGATGTGAAAGAGGCCGCATGAGCCCAGTGTCTTTTTTTTACCCAAAACACGAAACCCTAGCCAACCCTAATTATTAGGAGGCCGTAGGATGGCACGCCTTTTTTACGAAGACGAGTTCGACGCCCTGAACACCATGATTGGCGACAGCGGCAAAACCGTGAAGGAATGTGCGAACCACATTTATCCGGATATGAAGCCGGACAGCGCCTACGCCAAGCTTAAGGACCAGCTCAACCACAAAGGCACCGAAGAGCTGAAATTCCGGCAGGTGCTGGCCTTGATGAAGTTCTGCGAATCCTACGACCCCCTCATGTACGCCTGCGACGAAACTCTGCACGCGCGGCCTGATCGCAAGGCTCCAGCAGATGAGGAAGTTCGGCTCATTGAAGCGCTGAATGGCGCCGTAGATACCGTCAACAAAACCATGCAGCAAATCGAACGCCTGCGTGCCTCCGGCATTTTGAGGGTTGTCTGATGCGCGGCGTCGGCGTTTCAGAAACCTCCCGGGAAGCGTTTCATTCGCTGCCAAACCTGCATCTGCAAGCCAAAGAGACCGTCATCATGGCCATCTTCGGCGTCAACACTAGGCTTTCACGCCAGCAAATCTCCGAAATCACGCGCATGCCCCTGCATGGAGTATGCGGACGCGTGGATTCTTTGCTGACAAAAGGCGTCCTGGTTGAGGAAGGTGAGCGTCGAGATTCTTTTACCGGCAAACGCCAGAAATTGCTGCGACTGCCGATTGGTCAGCGGGAGTTGCTGTTTTGACCCCCCGCGCAGACCACATCTACCAAGCCCGCGTCTATCTGTCCCAGGCCCGGCATTTCCGCAGCCACCCGGCTTTCCACTCCCAACTGCTGAAATGGGCCGCTGATCGTCGCCGGGCTGCGGCTGTTTGTCAGATTCAGGGGGCGCTTTTCTGATGGGGATGAGTTCACACCAAAGCGCCGCAATGAAGTCGGACGAATGGCTGACGCCGCCTGAAATCATGGCAAAACTTGGCTCTTTCGATCTTGATCCTTGCGCGCCGGTTCGGCGCCCTTGGGACACAGCGTTGTGGCATTACGATGTCAATGATGACGGGCTTTCAATGCCCTGGCATGGCCGAGTTTGGCTCAACCCACCCTTTGGGCGCGAGGCTGTCAAATGGCTTCGCCGCCTCAAGGACCACGGTAACGGGATTGCACTGATTCCAGCCAGAACCGAAACCGCCATGTTTTACGAATGCGTCTGGGGGGGGGGCGAACGCCATCCTGTTTATCAAAGGACGTCCGCATTTTCATTTCGTCAACGGGCAGCGCGCGCCGTTCAATTCTGGAGCCCCAATTTGCTTGGTGGCTTACGGGAAAAGCAACATCGCTGCCTTAAAACAATCCGGACTAGGTTTTATGGCTCCAATTTGCCGGGGTCGCAAATGATTCCAATCCTCTCAATGGGCAACGGGTTTGCAAGCCCGGTCGGGTACGCCAGTCACCCGACGCGCCCACCCTTTACACAAAACTGGCGAAGGACTGGCGATGCGTGACTATTCGAAGGTGTCTGGCACGTTTTGGACAGGAACAACCGGAAAAGCGCTTAGGGCAGATTTACAAAGCCAAGTCGTGGCCATGTACCTCCTGACCTCTCGCCATTCAAACATGATCGGCGTCTACATCTGCCCCATTGTCTACGTCGCCCATGAAACCGGAAGCCCCTTAGAAGGGGCTACAAAGTCCCTTCAAAGGCTGGTCAATATGGGTTTCTGCGCCTACGACGAGGATGCCGAACTTGTCTGGGTTCATGAAATGGCCCGTTACCAGATTGGCGATGAGTTGAAGGCAAGTGACAACAGGGTTAAGGACGTACAAAAGCAATATGAGAATCTTCCGGAAGGCCCCATTAAATCAGGTTTTTTTGAGAAGTACGGCGGCTGTTTTCATCTTGTCGAACATAAGCCCCTTATAAGCCCCTTCGCAGCCCCTCCGAAGCCAGAAGCAGGAACAGGAGCAGAAACAGTATCTAAGCATGCTAACGCATGCTTGTCCGCAGACAAGTCTGCCGACCCTCCGGTTCAGCCTGAAACAAAACCCGAAAAGCTGCCCACATGCCCGCACAAAGAAATCATCGCTCTTTGGGGTAAACACCTGCCCCACCTGACGCAGCCCAGGATCTGGGAAGGGGCAAGGCTTGATGCCATGCGATCACGGTGGACGCAGGCGGCAAAACCGAGCTCGTTCAACGAGAGCGGCTACACCACGATACAGGGCGGTATCACCTGGTGGGATTCGTTTTTCGCCTACATCTCCACTACGAAGCTCGCCAAGGGTTTTGAAAACAACGGACGACATTGGAAGCCTGACCTTGAGTGGGTTTTGAAACAAGCCAACTTCCAGAAAATCATCGACGGGAGGTATGAAAAATGAGCGGAACCTTCAAGCGGCCTTCGGACGACCAAAAAACTGAAGGGGTTTACAACCGCAACTGCGCGGCCTTTGGCTGCCCGCTTTCGGGAGTATTCACCGAGAGCGTGCATGGCTCAAACACCTGGTACTGCCGGAACCATTCCCGTAGCTTCGGGGCGGCTCACGACGAGATCACCACCAAGATCAAGCAATACCGCTGGATGCTTGAAATCGCCGAATACCTGGAATCTGACATGCAATCACGGGACAACTTCGATGCCATCCGCGACCGCGCCGAAAAGCGATTTGCCGACGCCGGGCTTGATTTGGCGATGGAGCGAGACAAACCGCTCGGTGTCTGGGTGCGTCGCATCTACAGCAAGTTCGACACCCTCGTATCTGGCCGGAAAGAAGGGCAGCAGTTCGTCAGAAGGCCTGCAGCAGCTCCGAATGTTGAATCCGGGCCTGTCGCCGTTGGCGATCTGATGCCTTCGTACAAGGACCGCGCCTACGCGGATTGATTGCTAATTCACTGGGAGAAACGGCAATGGGAGTCAGAGAGGATATTCGGCAGCTGCTGAAAGACGGCCCGCAGAGCATCGACGAGGTTTGCGAGGCCATGCCTACAACAGACAAGCAGACCGTGCGCACCTCGTTGGCGCAGATGGCCACTGCAGGCCAGTTGATCCGGAAAATGGAAGATGGTCATCCGCTCTATGTCCTGAACCCTGAATGGGCCAAGGCCGAAAAGAGGCCGCTCCAGTACGGCGCCAAAACAGGCGCTGATCCGATGCCCCAAAAACCTGAGACGAAGCCGGCCAGAGTCGAGACAAAACCTGCCGCACCTGAAACAAAACCCCGAAAAACCGCACCGAAAGACGCTCCACGTGAAACACGGAAGATGCCGGTTCGCCTGGCCACCAGCTTTGCGGCTGCGATGAGTCCTGACAACAGGCTGGTGCTGATCGTGGACGGTCAGCTGGCTGAATTCACCCGGGCGCAGACCGAGCAAATCGAGGCCGTGCTGCTGGCATGAGTCAGATCACCATCACCCGGACGGACAAGGCAATGCCGGTCCTTGAGGCGATCCTGGATGCCATTCGCGGCTTCCTGTTCGGGGTGATCGACGGTTTCACCAAGGACGACCGCAAGGCTTGGCGCCGACTCTGGCACCGGATCAAGCGGATGGAGCCGGGCGAAATGATGGTGCTGGAAGTCGTTCAACCCCGGCTTGGCTGGTATCACCGCAAGCACATGGCGCTCGAGCAGCAGCTTTTTGATTCCCAGGACCGATTCGACAACTTCGAAATGCTCAGGGTTTGGCTAAAAATCGGAGCCGGATGGGTGACTTGGGCCGCTGGCCCAAAGGGTGGCGTTGTGCCGATCCCCAAGTCGGTGAGTTATTCAGCAGCCGATCAGGACGAATTCGAGCGGTTTCATGGCCTGGTGGTCGAGTTTCTGCGCGGGGAACACGCGGCGAAATACCTCTGGCCGCACCTAAAAGACGCGGCATTCGAAATGATGGACCAGATCCTGGAGGGTTTTGGGGAATGAGCGCAATTTTTTTCGTAGTCCCGGGCGCGCCGGTTGGGAAGGGCAGGCCAAAGTTCGCACGTCGTGGCAATTTCGTTGCTACCTACACACCGGAGAAAACGGCCAACTACGAGAACTTGGTCAAGGTCACGGCGCATTCGGCCATGCGCGGAACCCCCCTGATTGAGGGTCCAGTGCGGCTGGATCTGAAGCTGTTTGTGACGCCGCCGGCCTCATGGTCCAAGAAAAAGACCGCACTTGCTCTGGGAGGTGCCGTGCTGCCGACCACAAAACCGGACATCGATAACGTGCTGAAGGGAATTTGCGATGCGATGAACGGCGTCGTGTTCATGGACGACAAGCAGGTTTGTGAAGTCAGCGTAACGAAGCGGTACGCTGCCACCCCGGAGGTCGCTGTCCACGTCTCCGAAATGTCGTTTATCGAGAGCGCGGCTTGAATTACCGCAATCAAAAGCTACTCAATGCCGCGCGGGATATTCCGTGCTGCATGGGCTGCGGAAGGCATAACGACGGGTCGGTGGTGATGGCGCACGCCAACTGGTCGGAATACGGCAAGGGCGGATCCTTAAAGGCCCACGACTGGGCAATCGCGGCCCTGGGCACGAATTGCTGCCACTCCCAGCTGGATGACGGCAAGGAAATGACCCGGGCAGAGCGCAAGGAGTTCTGGCGCCGGGCCCACATCAAGACACTGGAGTGGCTTTTTGAGACGGGAAGGTTAAAGGCATGACCCTCCACGCCTGGGAGTATGGCGACCCAAAACATGATCTGGGTCCGACAGTAATCCGGAGTTTTTTTCGATGATCCAGGTCCGCCGCGATCCAGTATTTGAAGAAGTCGCCGCCAGGGAGGCCAATGAACACAGGGTCACCGCCCAATGTGGACCCTGCGTTTATCGGATTGTCGTGAGGGGAATCGATCTAAAGCCGGTGCCGGGCTGCGCAATCAAGAAATCCGGCGGTTACGGGCGCAAGAACTGCAACTATCGAACAGTCACAGGAGAAGCGAATGGCGCGTAACACCTGGGCATACAACATGGCAAAAGAGTGGGTGGTGTGGCTCGATTCCAAGCGGTTTTTTGCCCCCCCAGAAAAAGCCGGGATTTTGGCACGGCTCACCACGTCGGCAAGTAACAAACTGCCTCCGAACGCCCCCCTGAGCCCAGAACTGGCGGCTTTCAACCTGGTGGTATGCGCGCTCCCCGAAAACCTGTTCATTCCCTTCATCGTGGTCTATGCAGGATGCGGCGACAAGCCCGTGAAGTCGATTGCCCATGAGTTCAACTGTCACGAAACCACGTTTTACCGGCGCGCCGACTTGGCCACCAAGGGGTTGAAGCGCAAAACCTTCGACCTGGTGGAACTTCATAGGCAAATGGCCCGCGAGTCGGACACTAGCGATTTTGCGCTATAAAAAAGTACGCTATGAATCTTCAACTTTTTGATACCATTTGTGTAACGATGCGGTATGAAGTACGCGGGGAAATGGTTGCGGCGATTGCAACGCCCGTCAGACTCCGAGAGCGAGCAGCCTGGCGATCGGCAACCATTCAACCCGCCCCGTTACAAAGCCTCGACCACGCAGATAGCATGGCGAGGCTTTTTTCTGCCCAGAGCAGCGATGATTGGCGGCTGGTGGCTACAAGTTACCAGTTGAGCCCATGGGCCAGTCATCGTTCCTGTGGGCGTGACAGCCGTTCTGGAAGGCTTGCGTCGATTGCCTACGGCCTCTCGACTCGCATGATTGCAAGACAGGCAAGGAACGACAGAACGCCGGGCGTTATCCGTCAGCCGTATACGAAGGCGTGGAAATTTTCCCTTCGCCCACAATCGCTCTTCATGGGCCCCAGATCATTGATCTGCAGGGATCGGGGGCTTTGCCCGGGAATCGCCGGGCTTTTTATTCCAAAGTCGCTATACCGTTCACCCCAACGCCGGGGCTTGGGGCATAAAACCGGCAGCCTCCGATGCGACGAGCCCCATGGGGTTCCAAATTCCTCCCCCTGTGTAAGCGGCAGGCGGGGGCAATTTCGATAAGGACGCGACATGCCTTCCTCCAAAGACGGCGCATATCAGCTTGAGTCAGCCGGAAGACCGTTTCCGCCGCCCCGGATATTGGAGGCAGCCGAGGAACTGTTCATCCCGGCACCCGAAGTAACCGCTTGGGTGTCAGAGACGATCCTTGCCGAAGATGGTTATCTGTTTAACCCTGACCATGCGCACCTGCGGTGGGCAACAATCGGGGTGGTGTGGACAAATGTCCCATACGCCCGCCAAATGAACCGCGTCGCCGGGACGGCTGAAATGCCTACGTTTCGCTGCGGCGCCTGGCAAAAGGCCCGGCAAGAACGCCAGATCTTTGATTGGTTCGGGGCTATTCCCGATTTCCTCGTCACTTTGGATGCTGCCTACGCGGCCAGTGTGACAGATGCCGTTTGGTGCGCCTTGATAGAGCATGAGCTTTATCACTGCGCCCAGGAGCTTGACGCTTTCGGTTCCCCGAAGTTTTCCCGGGAAGGCCGTCCCAAGTTCGCCATTCGCAGCCATGACGTCGAGGAGTTTGTCGGGGTGGTTCGGCGATACGGTCCGGGCAGCGCAGCCGGAGCTACCGCAAGGCTGGTGGAAGCGGCTAAAAAACCCGCTGAAGTCGCCCAGGTCGATATTGTCCGAGCTTGCGGGACATGCCTGTTAAAAATCGCATAAAACCCTGATGGTGTCCTGATGCCGAAGAAAGCCCAAGCCAAGCTGACCGACGAGGCGCGAGCCTTTGTGGTACAGCAGTTGGCGGCATTCCAGACCCCTGCTGAAGTGGCGAAGATGGTCAGGGAACAATTCAAGGTCACGATCGCGCCGCAGTCGATCGAGGCATATGACCCGACGAAGTGGGCCGGCCGCTCGCTTTCTAAACGGTGGCGAGCTTACTTTGAGAAGGCCAGAAAGGCATATCTGGAAGACGTTGATAGCGTTCCAGAGTCCCATAAGGCTGTGCGCGTGAAGCGTTTGGCCACCATGGCGCAGAAGGTTCAAACGGCTGGTAATGTGCCTCTGGCGGCTCAGTTGCTTGAGCAGATTGCCAAAGAAGTTGGTGATGCCTACACCAATCGCCACAAACACGAACTCACCGGCCGTAATGGGGGGCCTATCGTAACGCGTTCAGCCCAGGACCTCACCGATGACGAGCTTGCAGCTATCGCCTCAAGCGGCAGCCCAGGAGCTTAGAATCCGGCGCGCCGCCAGGCGCGACATCCTGCACTACGTCAATGCCATAGAAGTTCCAGGAAAGCCGGCAGGGGAAGACCCGGAAGGCGAATTCTTCCTGCCTGTCGAGACGACGGTAGCGGCCCATCACCGGCTGCTGCTGGAAAAGCTGGAAGAGACCAGCAAAACCCCGCATGGCCGGCTGATGGTATTCATGCCGCCCGGATCAGCCAAGTCAACATACGCCTCGGTCGTGTTCCCATCCCGATATTTGGGGGAACGTCCTGGCCGTCGCCTGATTCTGGCGAGTTACGGCGACGACTTGGCGCGAAAAATGGGGCGCCGCACGCGCTCCATCATTCGGCAGTCCCGGTATCAGCAGATTTTCGAAACCGGGTTGATGCGAGACAGCCAGGCTGCCCAGGAATTTGGGCTGACCAATGGCAGCGAGTACATCGCCTGCGGAATGCTGTCAGGCATTACCGGAAACCGGGCCCACGGCATCATCATCGATGACCCCGTAAAAGGGCGCGAGCAGGCCGAATCGGAAACCATTCGGCAAAAGACCTGGGATTCTTACGAAGACGACCTGAAAACGCGCCTTATCCCGGGTGGCTGGATCTGCCTGATTCAGACACGCTGGCATCAGGACGATCTGGCAGGACGCATCCTGCCCGAGGACTGGAATGGGGAAAGCGGCAAGATCCTGTGCCGCGACGGGAATATCTGGGAGGTTCTATGCCTGCAGGCGCGCTGCGAGGTTGACGATGACCCGCTTGGGCGCAAACGCGGCGAATACTTGTGGCCCGAATGGTTTGATCGCAAGCACTGGGCCCAGTTTGAGAGCAACCCGAGAACCTGGGCGGCGTTGTTTCAACAACTTCCGGTTCCTCTGGATGGGGAACTGTTCAAGCCTGACCAGCTGAAAATCGTTGATGCAGCCCCTGCGGGTGTGCGCATCCGAAAGGTCAGGGGCTGGGATCTGGCGTCCACTACTGACGGCGACTGGAGCGCGGGTGCTTTGCTCGGTGTGCTTCCGGATAACCGTTACATCATCCTGGACATGAATCGGTTCAGGCGCTTACCAGACGAGCGCGATGCCGCGATGATCAACACGGCGCACCTGGATGGCAGGAGCGTCACGATCGACATTCCACAGGACCCGGGACAGGCAGGAAAAACCCAAGTGTTGTATCTGACCCGACAGCTGCATGGGTTCAAAGTGCAATCGTCGCCAGAGTCAGGAGATAAGGTAACCCGCGCCGAGCCGTTTGCCTCCCAGGTCAATGTGGGGAACGTCATGATGCTGCGCGGACCATGGAACCAACCTTTAATCGACGAAATGCGCTCATTCCCCGGATCCGGGCTGAATGACGACCAGATCGACGCGCTTTCCCGTGCTTTTGCGCGGTTGATGAGTAAGTCCGGGCTGCGCATTTCTGAATCGGCCATAGCGAGAGCATAAAACAATGAATCTTCGATTCTGGGAGCGCAAGCAGCCTGTTGCCGCGCCCGAAAAGCAGCCTATGAAGATTTCCGCGTTTTCGCTGGCCAAGATCACGGCTGAGGATGGCACGCCCATTCGCCCGTTCAAGATCCCGACGGTGGCGCCTGGCGTGATCCCGAAATCAGCCAAGATGGCCTGCGATTCGGCCATGGACCAGAACTATGCCTACGCCATGCAAAGCGCATTCAGCGAGGGCCTTGGGTTTCTGGGATACCCCTACCTGGCAGACCTGACGCAGCGTCCGGAGTATCGCCGGCCGGCTGAGATCATTGCCAAGGAAATGACGCGCAAGTGGATCAAGCTGCAGGCCGCGGGCGACGAAGACAAAACCGAGAAGCTGCAGGAGATCGAGGCCGAGCTGAAACGGCTCAATGCTCAGGCGGTTTTCCGGGAAGCCATTGAGAAAGACGGTTTTTTCGGGCGTGCGCAGATTTTCATCAACATGGGCCAGACGAGCGGCGAAGAACTCAAGAAGCCGCTCCTGGTGGATGCCGCCAAAGTCGGCAAAAATGGTCTCAAGTCGCTGCGGGTGATCGAGCCTGTCTGGTCTTACCCGGCGAACTACAACGCCACAAACCCTCTGGCCGACGACTTCTTTGTGCCGAACGCGTGGTACGTGCAGGGGCAGGAGGTCCATTCTTCGCGCCTGATGACCTTTGTTTCGCGCCAGGTGCCGGACCTGCTGAAGCCCGCTTACGCATTCGGGGGGCTCAGTCTGTCGCAGATGTGCAAGCCCTACGTGGACAACTGGCTCAGAACCCGCCAGTCGGTCTCGGACCTCATCAACGCGTTTAGCGTGATGGGGTTGAAAACGGACATGTCGGAAGTCCTGACCGGAGGGGGAGCGGACGAGCTCACGAAGCGCGTTGCGCTGTTCAACACCCAGCGCGACAACCGCGGCCTGATGGTGATGGACAAGGATGCCGAAGAGTTTTTCAACGTTTCGGCGCCGTTGAGCAACCTGGACGCCTTGCAGGCGCAGGCGCAGGAGCACCAGGCAGCCGCCGTCGGGATTCCGCTGGCCGTGTTCCTGATGGTTACCCCCAAGGGGCTGAACGCCACTTCTGAAGGCGATCTGGACATCTTCTATTCATGGATCGCGGCGCAGCAGGAAGGACTTAACCCATTCATCACTAAGCTGCTCAACATCGTGCAGCTGTCGCTGTATGGGGAGATCGACCCCGACATTGGGCACGCATGGGAGCCGCTGGAGAACCTGGACGAAGGCGAGCTCGCCACGGCGCGCAAGACCGATGCCGAGACGGACGCGCTGTACATCGAAAGCGGGGTTCTGTCGCCGGAAGAAGTGCGCCAGAAACTGGCCGCCCAGGAAGAGAGCTCCTACGCCTCCCTGGATCTGAGCGCCGGACCCCCTGATACGCCGGACGATGACGATGCTCCGACCGGGGAAGAATAAGGCGATCAAGCTGCCGCCGGTACGGCCCAACGCAGGGATTGAAGCGGCTTACCGGAAGGCCCTGACGCGGCTGGTGGATGAAATGCACAAGTCGCTGCTGTACTGGTTGTCCGCAGCCTATCGGGCCAACGCGCCGGAAATGGCGAGTGACGAAAGCCCGGCCAAAGCCTTGCAGGCGGCCATGAAGAAGCTGGCAGACCGCTGGCAGCGCAACTTCGACCGCGCGGCCCCTGCGCTGGGCAAGTATTTCGCCACCAGCATGGCCGAACGCACGGACGGGGCGCTCGCCTCAATCCTGAAAAAAAACGGCATGACGGTGCAATTCAAGATGACGCCCGAAGCCAACGATGTGATGCAGGCATCCATTGGGGAGCAGGTGGGGCTCATCAAGTCCATCGCATCCGAACACCTGACCGACATAGAAGGGCTCGTGATGCGCTCTGTTTCGGCGGGGCGTGACCTGGCCACATTGTCCAAGGACATCGAGGCAGCCTATGGCGTCACAAAGCGCCGCGCGGCTTTGATTGCCCGGGACCAGAACAACAAGGCCACCGCCGCCATGACGCGGGTGCGCCAGGAAGGACTTGGGATTACCGAGGCGGTCTGGATGCACAGCCACGGCGGGAAGCACCCGAGAAAATCCCACCTTGCCGCCGACGGCAAGACCTACAAGATCAAGGAAGGCATGTACCTAGATGGGAAATGGGTTTGGCCAGGCACTGAAATCAACTGCAGGTGCGTGAGCCGGTCGATCATCCCTGGGCTTTGAAGGGCATCTGACGCCTGGCGAGGAATTCGCGCCACAGTTCGGAATCGCCATCGAAGGGCTGGATGGTTGGATAGAGGCCCTCATGCCAGGTGATCAGCTTTTCCACCGAGCTGACGTTGTAATTGAAATATTCCGCGATGAGCTCTATGTCGATGCCGTCGTCGCGCATCGAACGCATTTCATGAGCCCGGGATAACGCGGTCTTCTTCATAACCGGACATTTTACCCCCGACCCGCTTTGGCGGGTTTTTTATTGGAAAGCGCCTATGCCCATAAAAGAATGCACGCTGCCGGAGGGCGGGAAGGGCTGGAAGTGGGGGGATGCGGGCAAATGCTACCGAGACCGCGCCGATGCTGAGAAGCAGGCAGCCGCCGCCCATGCCAATTGGTTCACCGGTGATTCGGCCATCGCCTTTGATTACGCCTCGGTGCGCCGGTTCGATGAAGACGGCCGGCTGCACGTAGCCCTGACCAACATCAGCAAGGCGAATGTTTGCCCGTACTTGGGCAAGGAGATCCCGGGCGCCGAACAGCTGGGCCTCGATCCCGAGCGGATCTATCAGCTCTACCGGGATCCGAAAGAGCTTGAAAAGGCTGCGCCTACTTTCAACAACATCCCGCTGCTATCAGAGCACGTCCCGGTTTCGGTGACGGACCACCAGCCTGACCTGGTGATGGGCTCGACCGGGACCGATGCAGTATTCGAAGCGCCATACCTCAAGAACAGCCTTGTGGTGTGGGTGGCCGATGCCATCAACGGCATCGAGCGGAACGAACAGCGGGAGCTGTCGTGCGCCTATCGGTACGAAGCCGATATGACGCCCGGTGTGGTAGACGGCACGCCCTATGACGGCGTGATGCGCAACATTCGCGGCAACCATGTGGCCTTGGTGGCTACTGGCCGCGCTGGCCCCGACGTCATTGTCGGTGATTCAACTCTGGAGGTATCACCTATGTCACTCAAAAAGCCCCTGTCACGGAAGGCGATGTTGGTCAAGGGGGCCTTGACGGCCTACCTCCGGCCAAAGTTGGCTACCGACGCGAAGATCGACCTCAACAAGATTCTGGTTGATGTCGCATCCGACAACTGGAAGAAGAACCGCCCGAACGTTGTGACGGCCCTCAAGGCCGCAGCCGCCGGGAAACTTGCAGCCGACGCCAATCTGGATGACGTCGTGGAATTGCTGGACGCCCTGGAAGGCGATCCTGGCATGACCGGCGACGATCCCGCCGATCCGAACATGACGGGCGATGCCGAGGGTCTGACCGAAGAGGAGGAGGCCCAGTATCAGGCCCTGGCCAAGCGCCGGAAGCCAGATGGCGCCAAGGACGAGCCTTCCGAGGAAGAAAAGGCCAAGGCCGAGAAGGACAAGAAAGAGAAGGAAGAAAAGGAGAAATCGGCCATGGATGCTGCCCTCAAAGCCACCGAACAGAAGACCGTGGAGCGCATGAACGCGATCCGCGAAGCCGAACGCATCGTGCGCCCGCACATTGGCGATCTGGTAACGGCAATGGACAGCGCCGAAGCCGTCTACAAGCTGGCACTCGATCACGCCAAGGTTGACCTGACGAACGTGCCGCCTTCGGCCTACGCGGCAATGGTCAAGATGCTGCCCATTCCCGGCGCGCCCAAAGCGCCCGTGGCCATGGATAGCGGCGTGCAGGCCGAAGTTGCCGCCTTTTACAAACAAGTTTAACCGGAGACGACCATGAGTTTTCAAACACAAGTCAATCAACAGCCGGCTCCTGGGGTTGAGGGTGATTTCGCTTCTGCGAATCCCCGCGCCACTGTCCTTGCCGGTCCGAACGCCCTGGTTGCTGCAACCGGCGGCCTGACCGTAGGCCGCTTTGCGTGGCTCGACACGGCCACTGCTTCCTTGGCATCCAACGCGGCCCCCAACGCATCGGCCCCCAACGGGTTCGTGCACAACGACCACCGCGCGCTTATCACGACCTACCTGGGCGAAACCTCCATGGTGATCCCGGCAGGTTTTGGCGTGGACCTGTTCAACGAAGGCGACTTCTGGGTCAAGAACAACGGCACCACGGAAGCGGTCCCCGGCCAGAAGGCTTATGCCAACTACGCCGACGGGCGCGCGACCTTTGCCGCTTCTGGCGCCCCGACCACGGGCGGTAGCGGTTCGGCCAGCACAATTGCCCCTGAAACGGCCAGTGTAACGGGCTCGATCATCGGCAACCTGTTGACGGTCACGGCTGTGGGTTCCGGCACCCTGGTGGTAGGCGGCACGCTCTCCGGTACGGGAGTGGCGACGGGCACCATGATCACCCAGCAGCTGACCGGCACGACCGGCGGCATAGGGACATACACGGTCAACATCCCCGAGCAGAACGCAGCCTCTACCACCATCAGTGAAACTTACGGCCTTCTGACCGTTGGCGGAACGGTGACGGGCTCCTTCGGCGTTGGCGATGAAGTGACCGGGACCGGCGTCACCGCTGGCACCTACATCACTTCCTTGGGGACGGGAACCGGCGGCGCTGGCACGTACAACGTGTCTGTGTCGCAGACCGTGGCCAGCGAAGCAATCAGCGTTCTGAGCAACGTGGAAACGGGCTGGTACTGCCGTTCCTTCGGCGCTCCGGGCGAACTCGTCAAAATCAGCTCACGGGCAATGGGGTAAACCATGAACAAAAATCTCTCCTTTGAAGCATATAAGGTCATTGCCCAGGACAAGGGTATCTATTTCCCCGATGCCCAGGGCATGATCACCGTCCGGGAACACGACGGCAGCATCGCAATGGATGCGCAGCCGGCCCTCGTTACCACAAGCAATGCCGGCATCCCGGCATTCCTTTCCACCTACATCGACCCCAAGCTGGTCCAGGTTCTGGTCACGCCCAACAAGGCGGCTGAGATCCTGGGCGAACAGCGCAAGGGTGACTGGCTCACGGAAACCGCCATGTTCCCCATGGTTGAATCCACGGGCGAAACCTCGAGCTACGGCGACTTCACCGAAAACGGCCGTGCCGGCGCGAACGTCCAGTTTGAAAACCGCCAGTCCTACCTCTACCAGACCTTCACGGAATGGGGTGAGCGCGAACTGGAGCGCATGGGGCTGGCCAAGGTGGACTGGGCTTCCCGTCTCAACATCGCCTCGGCGATGGTGCTGGACAAGTTCCAGAACAACAGCTACTTCTTCGGCATCAGCGGCCTGCAGAACTATGGCCTGCTGAACGATCCCTCCCTGTCCGCGGCGCTGACACCCAGCACCAAGGCAGCGGGAGGCACCGGCTGGAAGAACGCGCTGCCGACTGAAATCCTGGCTGACGTTCAGGCGATGTTTGCCGAACTCCAGCTGCAGACCGGTTCCAACCTGGAGCTGGACGAGGAAATGACGCTGGCGCTGCATTCGGTGTCGGAACTGTACCTGATGAACACCAACACCTACGGCAAGACGGCCATGGAAATGATCAAGGTCGTGTTCCCCAAGCTGCGCGTGGTTCAGGCTCCTCAGTACCTGTCCGGCACGACTTACAGCGCCCAGCTGATCGTCAAGGCCGTGGATGGCCAGGAAACCGGCTACTGCGCCTTCAACGAGAAGATGCGCGCTCACCGCATCATCCCGGCTGCCTCGAGCTTCCGTCAGAAGAAGACGCAGGGCACCTGGGGCGCGATCCTCACCTTCCCCGCGGGCATTGCCCAAATGGCCGGCATCTAAAAACCGGTCTCGTTTCCCCCCAGAAGGGCTGCCGGAGCAATCCGGTGGCCCTTTTCTTTTGAAAGGAGTTAATCGTCATGGCCGGAACCGTAACAGTCGCCTGCAAGCATCCCAATGGTCTGCACTTGGACCTGGACACCGAAACTGGCGGCAAGAAGCGCGTCACCGTGCGCGGATATGCGACCCCCTTTGGTGTCGCCCCTCATACCGTCGGAGGCTATGCCTTGACGGAAGTGGATGCCGCCCACTGGGAGGCATGGTTTGCAAAAAACAAAGATAGCTCCCTGGTCAAAGACCAGATCATCTACGCGATGCCCGCTCGGAAACAGGCGGAAGCGCGTGCCACCGAACAAGAAGAAGTCAAGCCTATGAGCGCACCCCTCGATCCCGATGCGATCAAGGGTGTCGAAAAGGCTGACCTGGCTGACGCGACGGCCTGATCATGGCTGTTGTCGCATTCGACTACGCATTCTGGACGACCCGGTATCCGGAACTGGCAACCGTGACGAGCTCGTTGGCGCAGTTGTACTTCAACGAGGCCGGAATGTATTGCGACAACACCCTCGACAGCCCCGTAACCGATGACTCGGTGGGCGGCCAGCGGTACATTTTCCTGCACATGCTGACCGCCCACATTGCCGCACTCAATGCCGTGACCAACGGCAACGCGTCCTCACCCCTGGTGGGGCGCATCAATAACGCAACCGAGGGCTCAGTCTCGGTTCAGACAGAAAACAACTACCCGCCCGGCTCTGCCCAATGGTTCCAGCAGACCAAATACGGCGCCGCCTTTTGGCAGGCGTCTTCGGCTTATCGCCGGGCCGCGTACTTCCCGGGCCCGCGACGCACGATGGACCCGTGGTATGGCCGCTAAGTATTTCTCCGGCGGAGAAAAGCTTGAGGCTGCGCTCGCTGATCTGGCAAAAAAGGTCAGCAATCCCGCAACTCTTCAGGTTGGCTTTCCGGAAGGCTCGACCTATCCAGACGGCACGTCGGTCCCAATGGTGGCCGCAATCAATGAGTTTGGCCGGATGGTGTATTCGAAGGAGGGCAACTATTACCAGATGCCGCGCCCTTTCTTTCGGGGCATGATCAGCAAGAAAAGCCCGGAGTGGGGTGGCCAGCTTGGGAAATTGCTGGTGGCCCACGACTACGACGCCAGACGATCCCTTGGCCTGATGGGGCAAACAATCAAGGGCGAACTCCAAGATTCAATCCAGCAGTTTTCCGGCGCACCATTGGCCCAGTCCACGATCGATGCAAAAGGCTTTGACAAGCCATTGGTGGCTTCTGGCCACATGTGGAACTCCGTAGATTCGGAGGTAATTTAATGAACCTTCACAACATTGTCGGGCCCTGTGTTGCCGCAGTGAATCCATGGGTGACGGCTACCTACAAGCAGTCTACCGGGTACGCCACGAATCCTGACGGAACGCGCGCGCCGTCCTATGCCACCCCGGTATCGATTCAGGTTCAGATGCAGGCGCTGCAGTACCGCGACCTGATGCAGCTGGAAGGGCTGAACATCCAGGGCGTGCGCCAGGCCATGTACATCAACGGCAACATCGAAGGGGTTGATCGCGCTTCCCAGCGCGGCGGCGATCTGATCACGCTGCCTGACAATTCGGTCTGGCTGGTGGCACTCGTCCTCGAGGACTGGTACGGCACAGATGGCTGGACCAAGGTAGCCGTGACGAAACAGGACGGATCATGATCAGCCTCACGAAAAGCCAGACGATGACGGCCTTGCGGGCCTTCCTCCTGACATTGTTTCCGACTGGCGTGGAGATTGTGGCCGGCCAGGACAATCGCGTGGCCGAGCCAATGGGCGGCGACTTCATCGTCATGACGCCAATCCTCCGGGATCGGCTCGGTACCAACGTGGACGAATATGTGGACGCCGTGTTCACGGGCTCGATCGCTGTCAACACGATGACAATCACCGCCGTCACCAGCGGCGTGCTGGAGATTGGCAGCACCATATTCGGGGTTAACGTAGCGGCCGGCACCACGGTGACGGCATTTGGAACCGGCATGGGGGGTGTGGGCACTTATACGGTCAGCGTTCCCCAGACGATTGCCAGTGAAACGCTTTCTGCCGGCACCACCGGAGCGCTGCAACCCACGAAGCTTACTGTGCAGCTGGACGTTCACGGACCCAATAGCGACGACAACGCGCAGACCATTTCCACCATGCTGCGCGACGATTACGCCATGGCGCAATTCTCGACATCGGGATTTGACGTCACGCCCCTGTACGCTGATGACCCCAAGCAGGTGCCTTTCCTGAACGGGGAGCAGCAATACGAAACCCGATGGATTGTAGAGGCCGTGCTGCAGGTCAATCCCGTCGTGTCGGTGCCGCAGCAGTTCATGGATGCCGCCAGTATCACGCTTGTCGAGGTTGACGCCGCTTACCCGCCGGCCTGATTTTTCTGATCCACCACCAACCCCGCTTCGGCGGGTTTTTTTATTCCCGGAGCAAATATGCTAAACACAATTCCTGCCAGTCAGATTGCCTCGGTCCAGCCGAACGTTCTGTCGGCCGGTGGAACAGCGATTGATCTCAACGGGCTGATGCTGACCACCAATACCCGCGTGCCCATCGGTTCCGTGCTGTCATTCCCGACTGCAGCTGCGGTTTCCACCTATTTTGGCGCCTCTTCTGCTGAAGCCGCAGCCGCGGCGATCTACTTTGCCGGATTTAACGGGTCCAACAAGACGCCTGGCGCGCTTCTGTTCGCCCAGTACCCGGAGGCTGCCGTTGCGGGTTACCTGCGCGGCGGCAACATTTCCGGCTTGTCCTTGACCGGCCTGCAGGCGCTGACTGGTGTTCTGAGCCTGACAGTGGCCGGCACGCTCGAGACCTCCGGCACCATCAACCTGTCAGCGGCCACCAGCTTTTCGAATGCAGCAACGCTCATTCAGGCCGCGTTCACGACGCCTCCCTTCACGGTCACCTATGATTCTGTTTCTGGTGCGTTCGTCTTCACCACGAACAGCACAGGCGCTTCCGAGACCATCACCTTTGCTTCTGGAACGTTGTCTGCCGGCCTGTTGCTGACTCAGGCCACGGGAGCCGTTACGAGCCAGGGTGCCGCTGCGGCAACGCCATCGGCATTCATGACGTCGGTCGTCAACCAGACGCAGGCCTGGGCGACTTTCAAGACCATGTTCGATCCGGACAATGGGACTGGGAACGCCAACAAACTGCTGTTCGCCGAGTGGACGAGCCAGCAAAACAACCGCTATGCCTACATCTGCTGGGATACGGACACCACGGTCACCACACAGAGCCCGGCCAGCACCAGCCTGGGACAACTGCTCAAAGCAGGCAGCTACTCCGGCATCGCCCTGATCACTGAGCCTTCTGAAACCGGCATCGCCTCATTTGTCCAGGGCGCCATTGCCAGCATCGACTTCACGCAACAACAAGGTCGAATCACGCTGGCATTCAAGTCCGGCTCTGGCCTTACCGCTTCGGTCACGGACCCTACGTCGGCCACGAATGCCCTTGCCAATGGATACAACTTCTATGGCACCTACGGCACGGGCAGCCAGGAGTTCACGTTCTTCTACAACGGCCAGATCTCGGGGCCCTATGCCTGGATCGACAGCTTCGTCAATCAGATCTGGATGACCAACGGCCTGCAGGTGGACCTGATGACGCTGTTCACCAACGCCAAATCGATCCCGTACAACACGGCTGGTTACACCATGATCGAATCGACTTTGGCAGGCAGCACCATCGCCAAGGCGCTCAATTTTGGCGCAATCCAGCCCAATGTGAGCCTGTCGGCCCTCCAGGCGTCTGAAGTGAATACGGCAGCGGGCGCCAATATTTCCAACACGCTCCAGACCCGCGGCTGGTATCTGCAAGTGCTGCAGGCCAGCGCTTCGGCGCGTGCGGCCCGGACAACGCCCCCGTGCACTTTCTGGTACATGGATGGCGGCTCTGTCCAGCAGATCAATCTCGCATCCGTTGAAATTCAATAAGGGATACCGCCATGTCTTCACTCTCAGCATCCAATGCAGTCATCATGATTTCGGTGGGCAGCGTCTATCCCATTCCCCAGCAGCTGCAGGGGTTCGCGGCGGACGATGTGACCGATACCCAGCCCATCGACACGGCCGAGCTCCTGATGGGCGTCGACGGAAAGCTGTCGGGCGGCTTCATCTTCGTGCCCGTCAAGCAGGGGATCATCCTGCAGGCCGATTCTCCGTCGAACGACATCTTCGACACTTGGTATGCCACCGAGCAGACGTTGAAGGATAAGGTGATTGCCCAAGGCGTCATCGTATTCCCGGCCATCGGCAAGAAATGGGTGATGAATAACGGCTTCCTGAGCTCGTTCCCCACCATGCCGGATGCCAAGAAAATCCTGCAACCCCGGAAGTTCGAGATTACCTGGGAATCTGTCAGCCCAGCCGTGACGGTGTGACATGAGAAAAGAAGTCGTTGTTGTCATCAGCGCCGAAGGCCGCGACAAGGGCAAAACTTTCCTGCTCACGGAAATGCCGGCATCCCAGGGGGAGCGCTGGGCCATGCGCGCACTTTTGGCCCTCGCCCGGTCTGGCGTAGAAGTCCCGGACGACATTTCAAATGCTGGCATGGCTGGAATTGCCGCTCTGGGCCTTAAAGCTTTCATGGCCGTCCGGTTCGACGAGATTGAACCGCTCCTGGTCGAAATGATGGAGTGCATTCAGTCCCTCCCTGATCCGGCAAACCGTGACATTCGCCGGCGCCTGGTGGAAACCGACATCGAGGAAATTGCGACCCGGCTCAAGCTGCGCGCGGAGGTGCTTTCCTTGCACACGGGTTTTTCGCTGCCCGCCGTCCACTCGACCTCCCAGACGACGGGCCCGCGGTAAACCTCAAGTCGTATCCAAACGTCCCGCGCATCATCGGTCTCGTCATTGCCTCGGACAAGGCCACCCTCCACGAACTCGACACGGTTTATGGCATCGAGGATGCCTACAACCTGATCGAGATTGCCAGCGTGGACGCCTATAACCAAAGACTCGCCAGCAAGAGGAAATAATGGCCACCGTAATCGACGCCCTTCTGGTAACGCTTGGACTGGACGCATCGGGCATCCAAAAAGGCCAGAGAGACGCCACCGAGGCCTTGGGCAAGACGCAGGAAGCCGCGCGCAAAGCCGCGTTGGAAATGGAAACGCGGGGAAAGCAGGCGGCGCTGTTCTACAAGAACATCCGAAACGAAGCCCTTGGGCTGTTTGCAGCCATCACGGGTGGCAAGGCGCTCACCGAGTTTTACGGCGAAGTCACCAATACCGACGCGGCAACGGGTCGGCTGGCGCGCAACATCGGCATGTCTGTGGAGAATTTCACGGCATGGCAGAACGCAGCCCGGAATATGGGCGGCAGCGCCGAGGCCACGGGCGGATCCCTGCAGAACCTGGTGCAGCAGTTCCAGATGCTGGCCCTGACCGGGCAATCTGCGGTTGTGCCGTACTTCCGGGCGCTGGGCGTCACCATTGCCGACGCCACCGGCAAGATGCGGCCCATGAACGACGTTCTGTTCGACCTGGCGGACCGCTTCTCGCACATGAATCCGACCACCGCCGTGACCATCGGCAAGGCGATCGGGCTGGATGAGGGGACCATCAATCTCCTGATCCGTGGGCGCCAGGCCGTCCAGTCCATGCTGGCCGAGCAGGAAAAGCTGGGGCACGCCAATGCCGAAGACGCGGCAGCTGCTCAAGAACGGCAGACAGCGCTGCGCCAAATGACGCAGGCCTCGGAAGATCTGGGCCGAAAGCTGCTCACGGAAGCAACGCCTGCCATCTTGTCGCTGCTGGAGGCCCTGAAAGGCGTTGCCGAATGGGGCGGTCGTCACCGGGAAACCGTGACCGTTGTTTTCAGCGCCCTTGCAGCCGGAATCACCGGGATCTCCGTGGCGATTGCAGCAGGCGCGGTTTCCGGGCTGATCGCCCTGGCCGGCGCTGCTGGTACAGCATTGACCGTCATCACGGCTTTGTCGGCTGCGGTTGCGGCCTTTGCGGTAGCCAAAGCTGCGATGGACGACAACAATCAGGATCTCGCTGATCAGCACGACTGGAACAAGCTCGAAGCAAGTCTGCGCATGCAGCACCCCGAATTTTCGGATGCTGATATAGAAGGGCTCATGCAGGAAGAGCGCGCGAAGGCGCCAAGGTTGCCCTCCAAGCAACCCGAGCGCCAGAAAGCAGCCGAAGCCCCCCGCGGCATCCGCAACAACAACCCCGGCAACCTGGAATATCACGGCCAAGCTGGAGCGACCAGTGACGGCAGATATGCCCGATTCAATTCTATGGCGCAGGGCGTCGCGGCCTTGGCAGATCAACTTCGCCTCTATGGCCAGCGGGGCAATGACACGATAGCGGGGATCGTCAGCACCTTTGCGCCGCCAAAGAAAAACGGCGTGACGGAAAACAACACCCAAGCCTACATCGAGTACATGTCCAAGAAGCTGGGGGTGGGCGCCAACGCGCACCTGATGGTCAACGATCCCGCCACCATGAAGGCGCTGATCGAAGGGATCACCAGTTACGAGAACGGCCCCGGCAAGGTCAGCCTGGACCAGATCAACCAGGGGCTGGCCATGCGCGGTGTCACCAACAATTCCACGGCGCACACCGAAACCCACGTGGGGACCATCAATGTAAACACGCAGGCAACGGATGCTAAGGGCGTGGCGCGTGGGATCGGGCAGGCGCTCGAAAACTACAGCATGGCCGCTCAGGCCAATTACTCGCTGAACTGAAATGTCGATCCTGTTCCCAAACGTCCCGAATGTTCCGGGCGTGCCCCCTATTTTGCGCGCTCCCGGCAATACCGTCGCCTTCCCGGCAATCATGATCGCGGACACGGTTGCCGGCGCTCTTGGGCTGGCCAGCAACCAATGGGGCATTTACGATCAGAACAATGCGCTGGTCGTAACCCCTGATTCCGTGGTGGCCGTGGAATACCGGCATGACTGGCATGTTTCGGACTATCCCATCGAAGAGGGCGGCTTCGTCAGTTACAACAAGGTGCAGGTGCCGTTTGACACCCGGGTAACCTTGTCGAAGGGGGGCATGGACAGCGACCGGGCCGTGTTCCTGTCGGCGCTTGAAGCCGCAGCGGCATCCCTGAACCTGTATTCCATCATCATGCCCGAATACAAGTTCCTGAATGTGAACATCATGCACCTGGACTATCGGCGCACGTCCCGCAATGGAGTGGGGCTGATCCTGGCCGACATTTGGCTGCGTGAGATTCGGATTGCCACAACCGTTCAATTTACTGCCACTCCATCTGGGGCTGACGCCGTGAACATCGGCACTGTTCAGACGACGACGCCCACGGCAGCAGAAGCGTTTTTCGGGTTGAACACTGGTGAAGGCGGAAACTGGCAATGAAGATCATTCCGCTTTTGCCAGTGCCATTTCAAACGGTTAGCGTCCAGCTGGGCGGCCAAAACTGCCAGATCAACATTTACCAGGAGTCCACGGGGCTCTATTGCGACCTGTACGTGAACAGCACCTTGATTATCGGGGGCGTCATTTGCGAGGACCGCAACCGGATCGTGCGCGATCTCTATCTTGGGTTCATCGGCGACCTGGGATTCATTGACAACGAGGACACACAAGACCCTGACTATACTGGGCTTGGTAGCCGTTACAGCTTTGCCTATCTGGAGTTGTCTGACCTGAACGGGGTCGGCTGATGCTGGTCAAGCGCGTTCTTGAGGCCGTTTTTACACTGGGGCCTGTCAAAAATCCCGTCACGCAGCAGACGGGCCAGCCCGTATTCACGAATGCCAACGGCTCACCGTCAGGCCAGAATCAGCTGACGATTACCGGTCACCGCATGCTGGCCTTCATTTCCAAGGCTGGCGGCATGCTTATGAGTGAGCTGCACCTGAAGATATTCGGGATGTCGCTGCAGGCCATGAATGATCTGTCCACCCTGGGACAGCTGCCGGGCGTCATTTCCAACAACACCATCACCCTGATGGCCGGCGATGCGGATGGCACCGCCATGGTCTTCCAGGGCACTGTCTCAAATGCCTGGGTAAACTTTGAAGAGGGCGCTAATGCCTCTTTCGACGTGATTGCGCACGCTGGGTCCTTTCAATCGGTCCAGAACATCGCGCCTACCAGCTTCAAGGGCGGCGTTGATGCGGCAACGATTATTCAAGGGCTGGCCGACCAGATGGGGCTGCCGCTGGAAAACAACGGCGTTTCGGGAATCATGCTGTCGAACCCCTACTACTCGGGATCGGCCAGGACTCAATTCGAGGCAGTCAAGGCGGCGGCTGGCATTAACGGCGTCATCGACAACGGCGTGGTAGCCATCTGGCCACGTGGCAGCAGTCGCAACGGTACGCCCCCGCTGATTTCGAAAGATACCGGGCTGATCGGTTATCCGACCTTCAACCCGCAGGGCATTTGTATCCAGACGCTCTATAACCCGAGTGTGGTATTTGGCGGCGAGATTCAGGTGCAAAGCATCATCACACCCGCATGTGGCACATGGCGGGTTTACGGCCTCGACCATGAACTGTCCTGTGAAATGCCAGGCGGCCCGTGGTTTTCGCGGATCCTCGCCGGCGCGCCTGGCCAGACGGTGGTGGTGCAATGATCCAGGGTCAGCAGCACTCGCAAAGTTTCGGCACACAGCTCAGCGCCATCATGTTTGTCATTTCGCAGATGATGAACCGGATGTGCACAGCCACGCTCGTGCAGGTCAAGGCGGTGTCCAATGATGGCGTCGATGCGGCTGTTGGGACGGTTGACGTGCAGCCCATGGTCAACCAGCTGGACGGCGCCGGAGTGGCTGTTTCACATGGAACCGTTTACAGCCTGCCATATTTCCGGTTACAGGGCGGCTCCAATGCCGTGATTCTGGACCCCAATGTGGGTGACATTGGCCTCGCTGTTATCGCCGACCACGACATTTCCAGCGTCAAGAAGAACAAGGCTGTTTCGAACCCGGGTTCTTTACGGCGCTTCGACATGGCGGATGGCCTGTATATCGGCGGCTTCCTTAATGCTGTTCCGGCCCAGTACATCCAGTTCGTGAATGCTGTGGGCGGCAGCAGCCCAACGCCTGCGGCAATCAACATCGTATCCACCGGGAAAATAACGCTCACCGATGGCGCGGGTTCGGCCATTTCGATGAATGGCGACCACACCGGGGCGATGACGTTTACCAACGGCCTCACCATAAACGCGACTGTGCAAGTGAACGGTGCCGTGAACGCAACGGGTGAGGGCACATTCGCCGGCGGCCATACGGTCAGCAAGCACACCCATACCCAGGGCCCGGACAGTGCGGGCAACACCGAACAGAACGTCAGCAAACCGACGGGGTGATCTTGAATACGCTTCTACTTGACACATCTGGCTGGGATCTCTGCGTGGACTCGTCCGGGAACATTGCCATGGCCTCGAACCCATACAGCCTGGCGCAGGACGCGGCTTCGGAAATCCGCCTGTTTCAGGGTGAATATTGGTATGACGTGACCCGCGGCATTCCTTATTTTGCGCAGATTTTTGGCAAAACGCCGCCCATCGAGCTAATTAAAGCGCAGGCTGTGGCCGCTGCTGAAATGGTGCCCGAGGTATCAAGTGCCGCATGCTTTATTGCATCGGTTTCAAATCGAAATATTACCGGCCAGGTGCAGGTTACCAGCACCAGCGGACAAACAGCCAATGCAGGGTTTATCCAATGACGACAAATGTGCCCCCGGTAACGCTAGGGCCGAACGGTTACGTTGCGCCCGCTGAATCCGCCATCCTGACGGGCGTCCAAGAGGACATCAACGCCGCCTTTGGGGGAAACCTCAATATGGCCCCCGCGACCCCGCAAGGGCAGATGGCCGCAACATTTGCGGCCAATGTGGGCAATTTCAACGCGCTGCTCCTGCAGCTCTTGAATGGCGTCGACCCGGCTTTCTCGCAAGGGCGCATGCAGGATGCCATCGGGCGCATTTACCTGATGACCCGCAACCAGGCGCAGTCCACAGTGCTGCAAGTGGCCTGTTCTGGTTTGGCGGGAACACCCATTCCAATCGGCGCGCTTGTTCAAGACCCGGCAACTCTGGATGTTTACGCCTGCACACTGGCCGGCACGATCCCAGTCAGCGGTTCAATCACGCTGCCCTTTGCAAACAACGTCACCGGACCTGTTTCCGTTCCAGCATCTGTCAACATTTACCAGTCCATCGCTGGCTGGGACAGCGCAACGGTGTCTTCTGGGGTGGTTGGAAATGTCGTGGAAAGCAGAGCCGAGTTTGAAGCGCGTCGGCAGGCATCCGTTGCCAAGAACTCCATCAACCAAACGGCGGCCATTCGCGGCGCCGTCTTGGGCGTTGCCAACGTGCTGTCATGCTATTCCGTGGACAACCCCGGAAAATACCCGGTTTCCTATAACTCGGATGCCGTCATCGTGGGGTCCGTCACGGGCAACACGCTCACCGTGTCATCCGTCACGTCGGGGACTGTTGTTGTCGGACAGACGGTCAACCTGTCCTCCAGCGGGGTTTCGGGAGTAACGCTTCCGACAGGCATTACCATTTCATCTGGAAGCGGCACGACCTGGACCTTGAGTGGGTCCGCGACAATTCCGACGGGCACCACGATCAATCTAAACGGCGTCATCGTCGCGCCGAACACGGTTTATGTGGCTGTGGCAGGTGGCGTGTCCACTGCGATCGCCCAAGCCATTTGGTCAAAGAAAGGGCCCGGATGCGGATACACCGGCGACACGTCGGTCACGATTTACGATACGAGCGCGCCTTATGCGCCACCCGGAATTCCCTACACGGTCACCTACAAAACCGCCTCGAACGTGTCGATTTACGTGGGCGTGCAGATCGTCAACACGCCAGCGGCACCAGCCAATGCGGCCACGCTTGTACAGCAGGCGATTCAGAACGCATTTTCCGGTGCAGACGGCGGCCCGAGCGCACAGATCGGCTCGTTGATTCTTCCGAGCCGGTTCTATTCCGGGATCGCGTCTCTCGGTTCTTGGGCGATGATCAAAAACCTGACGCTGGGCAGTTCGCTCAATCCTGCTGCCGTGGTGACGGGTTCGATTTCTGCCAACACGCTGACGGTGACAGCTGTCACATCCGGGACGCTGGCCGTTGGGCAGGTGATAACCGGAGCAGGAATTACCCTTGGCACTACGATCACAGGCCTTGGAACAGGGTCCGGCGGCGCCGGGACTTACACTGTATCCACATCACAAACCGCTGCCAGCACGACCATTGACGCAATCTCGGTCACTGCGTCGTCGCTGCAAATGAACATCAGCCAGATGCCCACGATCGCGGCGTCCAATATTCAGGTCTCATTTGTATGAAGGTAACCATGCGCAAGTTTTTGCTCCTGCTGGCCATTGTTTCGTGTGACGCGTTCGCAGGCGGTTCTTCGCCCGGCCTCGTCAATGGACAGGTTCCCACGGCTGCCCAGTGGAACAGCTATTTCGCGTCGAAACTTGACTACAACCCCGGCACGTTCAACACATTGCCGTATTGGGGAAATAGCGGTGTATTGCTGTACGCGCCCGTGAGTGGTGACTGCACATCAGCCGCAAATGTTTTTACTTGCGCAAGCGCAACCGGTGCAAGGAACCTTATCGGCGGCGCGCTGGGGGCAATCCCGTATCAGGCCTCACCGTCCACTACGCTATTCTTGATGGGTAACACGACGACGACCCCGCAGTTCTTCACGTCCACTGGCACTGGTTCTGCCACAAACCCGCCTTCATTGACCGGGTCAAGCGGCACGGGCTCTGTCGTCCTTACCAACGGGCCGACGCTTGTGGGCCCCGCGCTTGGCACTCCGGTTTCTGGCGTAGCAACGAACCTGACCGGGACGGCTCTTGGTCTGACTGCTGGGACTGTCATCACCAACGCAAACCTCACCGGGGATGTTACGTCTACAGGGAACGCCACGACGCTTGCCACGGTCAATTCCGGGCCTGGTGTTGCAGGGTCGTCTACAGCGATCCCCGTGTTGACGACGAACGGGAAAGGCCTTGTTACAGCTCAATCAACCGCTCCAATTATCGCTCCGGCTGGAACACTGACAGGGACGATACTCAATTCCACAGTTACAGCGTCGTCGCTTACTTCAGCAGCAGGGGGCACGTTCGGCACGGGGGCATTTACGTCTGCGTACTCGCTTCCCGCTGCTACGGCTACAGTCCTCGGCGGAGTTAAGCCGGATGGTACCACCATCACCAATTCGCTCGGCGCAATCTCCGTAACTTATGGTACTGCGGCGAATACAGCAGCCCAAGGCAATGACGGTCGAATTGTCGGAGCGGTGCAGACAGGAGGGGCGCTCGGCACTCCTTCATCCGGGAATGCCGCAAATCTTACAGGGCTGCCACTTTCTGGAATTGCGGCCCAGGCTGCGAATACCGTGGTAGGGACGGCAACGGCGGCTACGCCGTCTGCACTCGCGGTGCCGTCATGCTCTGGCGCGTCTAACGCACTAATCTGGACATCCGGCACTGGCTTTGGGTGCAATAGCCTGCCTCTCGGCACCGTAACCAGTGTCGGCCTTTCTCTCCCTTCCATTTTTACAGTTAGCGGCAGTCCGGTGACATCTTCAGGTACGCTGACAGGTGCGCTTGCCAGCGAAACGGCAAATACTTTTTTTGCCGCTCCGAACGGTGTCGCTGGCGTTCCCACTTTTCGGGGAATTACTGCCGCTGATGTCCCCACGCTTAATCAAAACACCACCGGATCTTCAGCATCCTTCACAGGCGCGCTTGCTGGCGATGTCACTGGCACGCAATCAGCCGCGGTCGTTGGAAAGATCAACGGCACCTCCATGGCAGGGCTTGGTACAGGCATCCTGAAGAACACCACTGGGACAGGGGTGCCGTCGATTGCGGTAGCGGCGGATTTTCCAACGCTCAACCAAAACACCACTGGAACCGCGAGTAACGTCACCGGGATTGTCGCGGTCGGCAATGGGGGCTCTGGCCAGACCACTGCGCAGGCGGCGTTGAATACGTTTGCCGGTGGCGTTACTGCGGGCCAATACTTGCGCGGCAACGGCACCAACGTCCTATTGTCGGCAATTCAAGCATCCGACGTTCCGACGCTGAATCAGAGCACCACCGGCTCGTCAGGGTCTGTCGCCAATGCGCTGACCATGAACAACGGCGGCGCTGGCGCAGCTTCTGGCACGACCTACAACGGTTCGGCAGCGCAAACAATTTCATACAACACCATCGGCGCGCCAAGCACCACAGGCACAGGAGCATCAGGTACGTGGGGCATCAATGTTACGGGTAGCTCCGCCACTTCAACGACAGCCACCACCGCAACAAATGTCGGCGGCGGCGCGGTAAATGAGATTGTTTTTCAAACAGGCGCAGGAGCGACTTCTTTTGCTGCTGCGCCAAGCACAGCATCTACATTTTTAGAATGGAATGGCTCTGCGTTTGTGTGGAGCGCTGTGAGCGGTGCTGGCACGGTGACGAGCGTAGGGCTCTCGCTCCCATCTGACTACACAGTGTCAGGATCACCAGTTACATCCAGCGGCACACTGACAGCAGTTCGTGCTTCGCAATCTGCCAACCTGTTCCTTGCATCGCCGAATGGGGCATCTGGCGCGCCAACGTATCGAAGCATTGTTGCCGCCGACGTGCCAACATTGAACCAGAACACCACTGGCACTTCTGGCGGGCTGGCTGGGACTGCGCTTACGGGCGACGTGACGAACAGCGGGAACACCGTGTCGCTCAACTTGGGTACTGCGCACAACTGGAGCAACACCCAAACCTACTCTGGGTCTTCCTCGGTCAAAGCAGCACAGCTCGTCAACGCGTCAGAGTCGGTCGATGTCGTTGCCGCGGCTCCTTCGGCCACGCAAACTTTTTACTTGGCTTCTGGCGCAGTTCAATACTATACGACAAACGCAGCCAACAACTGGACCATCAACTGGGCGTGGTCCTCTGGAACCAGCATGAACACTGCTATGGCCGTTGGCGATTCAGTGACTACCGTCATGCTGACAACTCAAGGCACGACCGCCTACTACGCGTCGGCTTTTCAGGTGGATGGAACCTCTGTAACACCTAAGTGGCAGGGCGGCACAGCCCCAGCAGCAGGCAACGCATCTGGCATTGATGCCTACACCTGCACGATTATAAAAACTGCGAGCGCAACCTATACAGTGTTGTGCGCCCAGACCCAATACAAGTGATGATCATGCGCAAACTTCTGACAGTATTACTTCTCGCTGCACTGACTTCTATTGCTGCCGCGGACCAGCCTATTCAAGTCGCTTCGGCGATAGGGACGCGCGGCGCAGTATCGGCGCAAGGGTTTGGGATGTTTGGTTGGAAAAGTAAAACGTATGTTGTTTTTACCACTACTGGCAGCTCTACATGGACTGTTCCTGCCGGGGTGACGTCGATTACCGTGGAGGCTATTGGCGGCGGGGGGAGCGGGCACGTTTCCAATGGCCGCGGTGGTGGTGGGGGCGCGTATGCCAAGTCCGTCAATGTTGCAGTTACGCCGGGATCGACATATTACATAGAAGTCGGGAAATATAACTCCAGCACTACCGCATCCGCTTCTAATTCAATATCGTGGGGAAATACAAGTAATGTAAAACCAGCAGCGTCATCTACGGGCGCACTGGCTGACTGTGGCAGTGAATTAGCGCCAGGGAGCGCTGCAAATTCCATTGGGGACGTTGTTTACAGCGGTGGCGCTGGCGGCGCTAACGATGGAACAGCGTCTGGTGGGGGCGGAGGTGCCGCTGGTCCGGGCGGCGCTGGTATGGCAGGTGGTGCTGCACAAATTAATAATTCATCAGGCGGGGGCGGCGGTGCAGGGGGCGGGTCTGCAACTGCTGGCGTATCTCCTAGCGGCAACGATGGGGGCGCAGGGGGCCAAGGGCCAGCAGGTACAGGCGCAGGCAGCGGGGCGATCTACAGTTCTGCTACACCAGCAACCGCTGGGACCAACGGCGGCGGCGGCGGCGGGGGTGCCGCTGGCGTGCAAATTGGCGGCGGAGCAAGCACATACATCATCGCAGCATGGGGCGCATCTTACGGCCCCGGTTCAGGTGCGGGCGGCGCTGGAACGGTTGGAACGACCGGGGCCAATTACGGCGGTGGGGGCGGGGGCAACCAAACTGGCACTGCTGCGGGAGGCATTGGTATTGTTGTAATCTCCTACTAAGGATAAACCATGTACGCAAAAATACTGAACAACGCCGTCGTCAAATACCCGTATCAGTGGGCCGACTTCATGGCGGACAACAACAACACACAGGGGTTGAATCCCAACGACCTGCTGACTATCTTCCCGCAGACTGACATTGCGAAAAAAGGCTACAGCGTTGTGGCTGTCACTGCTGCCGCGCAGCCCGCTTTCAACGCGATCACGCAGGACTGCGTGGAAGGTGTGCCGGCGCTGGTCAACGGTGTCTGGACGCAGACGTGGGTGATCACGCTAGCAACAGCGGCAGAACAGTCTGCGCGCTTGGCCGCGCAAACAGAAAGCCAGTTCCAAACGGCGCTCGGTACAGGTATCACCATTACCTCAACCGCAACGCCTGCCCTGAACGGCGCCTATGCCGTGGACCCCACGACGCAGTTCAACATCAACAGCGAAGTGGTGTCGATTCTGACGAACGGCGTTTTCACGAACGGCCAGACGACAAAGGCATGGCCGGATATTTCTGGGCCTGTGCACGTTTTCACAGTGGCGCAGTTCAAAACTTTCGCAACCGCTGTCAGTAATTATGTTGACGGCCTGATCACAACCAGGTCCACGCTGCTTGCCGGGCAATCCGCCGCGTGGCCAACGGCCTCAGCAACGATTCCGTAATTCAGTATGGCACAGCAACCTAATGGCATTGGCCGCTTCGTCATCGGTCAAAGCCCTATCGGAGATTTGCCTTTTGATTGGACGGCAACAGTCCTAAGCCAGTACGCCAATAGCCCCGTTTTGCTGGCGCTCTTGGGATCCATGTCGGAATGGATTGATCCGACAACGCTGTTTGACAATTTCTACGATGACGTCTGGAACCCCGACTCGGCATCGGGATACGGTCTGGACGTCTGGGGCCGCATTGTCGGGGTCGAGCGCATTTTGCAAGCCGCTCCATCCAAGTATTTGGGCTTTGCGCAGGCCGGATCACTTAGCGCGGACCCGTTCAACCAGTCGCCCTTCTATTCTGGCGAGCCGGCAACGGTGAACTATTCCTTGTCCGACGCTGTTTTCAGAAACCTGATTTACGCCAAAGCGGCAGCCAATATATGGGACGGATCGATCCCCGGGCTGAACGCGGTTCTTAGAACGCTATTTCCCGGTCAGGTCGCTTACTGCACTGACGGCGGCGACATGACCATGACATTTACTTTCGGGTTCACCCTGACCCCAGTCCAGCAAACCATCGTTATGAATACCGATGTGCTACCGCGTCCGCCAGGCGTCCTGGCAACCATCGTTCAAATTTAGGCGAGGCATTCATGCAATCAAGCAGCATTCCCGCGAAAATCCCCACCCCATTCGCTGCCAATGCCGGAACCGGGTTTATCCGACCGATCCCGATCCCTTCACAGATCAGCATCGATCCCGGGGCGGCGTCTTACAACGACGGTTTTCCACCCCTTACGTTCGACCCGCTTTCGTCTGGCGGCATCCCGCCTGATGGTCGAGACATGAACGGCATTTTAAATGCCGTGAGCCTCTGGCTTCAGTGGATGAACGCTGGCGGTCCGTTGAACTATGATGCCGCATTCTCAACGGCCATCGGCGGCTATCCGAAAGGGGCGCAGCTCCAGGCTCTGAATCCGGGCACCCAGTTCACGGCGTCAATCTCCGGCACAACGCTGACAGTGAGCGCGGTAACCTCGGGGACCATCGTGGTGGGCCAGGTCGTCACGGGTACGGGAATCGCAGCCAACACCGTGATCATGTCACCGGGCACCGGCACAGGAGGCACCGGAACCTACACGGTCAATAACAGCCAGACGGTCGCATCGGAAAGCATGGTCGGTACAGTCCAGAATCAACGCTGGATTTCCACGGCCGACAACAACACGACGAACCCGGATGCCGGCGGCGCAAACTGGATTCCGGACGGTTTTGCTGCGGCAACCGTCGCGCCCCTCATGGACGGCTCGCCATCCGTCGGATCTTCCTTCGCTTTTGCGCGCCAGGATCACGTTCATCCATCAGACGCGTCAAAAATGGACGCGTCGAGCCTAGCCGGTTACCTGACGATTGCTGCTGCAAATGCGGAATTCGCACCGATCGATTCTCCGGTTTTTACCGGCACGCCGGAATCGACAACACCAGCAGGAACGGATAACTCGGCCAAAATTGCCACGACCGCATTTGTGCAGGCTCTTGTTGCTGCCGTGAGCGGCCCGGCAGGCTCAGTTCAGACCGGCACGCTGATCACTTTTGCCGGAAGCGCGGCACCTTCCGGATACCTTAAATGTCCGGTCAATCCCGCGACAGTGTCACGGACGACCTACGCCAACCTTTTTGCGGCCATCGGCACGACATGGGGCACGGGGGATGGTTCAACGACGTTTGGAATCCCGTGGTTTCCTGCGGATTACACCCTGGTGCAGATGAATGCGAACCTGGCTACCGCAACGGTCGGCCAGGTGATTTCCCACAGCCACAGTGGCGGTTTTACAGCGTACAACGAAGCCGGCCCTGGTCCTGGACCCAACACCGGCTCGCCAACACAGACCGGCGGCACTGGCGGCAATGCCAACTACCCAGCCGGCGTGCGCGTGATGATCTGCGTCAAGTATTAAGCCCTCAAAAATCAGTAGCCATCGCTGACCGCCTTCTGGCGGTTTTTTTACATCTGCCTCGAAGAAGGGAGAAGGGAACATGCCGGACAAGCAGACGATCCTCAACGAGCTTGCTGAAAAACGTGAGCGGTTGCGACGGGCCATCCAGGAAAAAGCGAGCCTCGAAACCCAGCTGCTCATGGAATACCTCGACATCAGGCACGACGAGGTAAAGGCTGAGTTCCAGGACATCAAGAATGCCTATGAGTCAGTGAGAGGCATGGGAACGATGGTCCGGTGGCTGGCTGGACTGGGGGCGTCAGTCGCCATGATCTGGGCGGCGTTTCATGGTGGCAAGGCGTCGTGAAACCTTCCGACTTCATTACCGAGATTGCCCCGGCTGCTCAGGCGTCGATGCTGGCCAACCCCGGTGTTCTGGCCTCGATCACGATAGCCCAGGCTGCCGTTGAATCGTCGTGGGGCGAGTCTGAATTGACCCTGAATGCAAACAACCTGTTCGGGATCAAAGCCGATCCTTCGTGGACTGGCCCGTCGTTCAAGATCATGACCGGCGAGTATGTGGACGGCCACGAAATCATGGTCCCGGCATCGTTCCGTCAGTACGCGAGCTGGCAGGAATCCATCAACGATCACGCCGCTTTTCTGCTCGGCAATCCACGCTATGCCGCTGTGCTGCATGCCAAGAACGCGGCGAGCTATGCCATCGCATTGCAAAGCTGCGGCTATAGCACCAATCCCGGTTACGCAAAGCTGCTCATGGAAATCATCAATTTCCACGACCTGACGAGCTTCGACACGCCGAACCCATGAGCGACCAATTTGACCAGGCATCGGACAGGGAACAGCTTGACCGCGACCTCGCGCTCAAGGTTCGGCTGCCGACGCTGACACCGTGCGGCGCGTGCCACAACTGCGGGGAACCCTTGGCGCACGGCCTGCTGTTCTGCCGGCCTGAGCCTGGCATCGATGGTTCGTGCCGCGATGACTGGGAACAGCGGGAAGCCGCGAGACGGCGCAACGGCGCATAAAACAATGTGCCCGGCACACTAATTTATGACCGCTTAAGCATTCAGTTCAGTTTGCGATTTTGCGCAAATTCGCAAGTTCAGCCGCCTTCGGGCGGTTTTTTCGTTTCTGGAGGTCGCATGGGAATCATCAATCACCTGGTTGGAGTGGCGCAGGGCAAGCATCCTATGTCCGCCAAGCGGTCAGGCCAATGGCCCGCCGTGCGCAAGGAGCATCTGGAAAAGAACCCGGCCTGCGCAGTCTGTGGCGGCAAGGAAAAGCTGGAAGTGCACCACATCCGACCTTTTCATCTGCACCCGGATCTGGAGCTGGACCTCTCCAACCTCATCACGCTCTGTGAGGCCAACAAGGACGGCGTGAACTGCCATCTGCTATTTGGCCACCTGGGCAGCTTCAAGAGTTTCAACGTGTCCGTCATTGAGGACGCAAAAGCATGGCTGCGCAAGATCATGACGCGGCCCCTTCACGATTCCTGATAGGAGTTAAACCATGTTCAGTTTCGACAAGCTCGCGCTTCTTCTCGTCTCACTGATTTGCCTTGGCTGCGCCATGTATCTGGCCGGCATTGAAAAGGCGACCGCCGGCCAAGCAACCCTGATGGGCGGCCTGGTGGCGTTTCTCACTGGTGCCCAGATGATCTTTTTCTCAATCCTCAAGGCCGAGACCAAGGCAGCCCAGATGCCGCCGTCTGCTGCCCCAGCGGCTCCTGTGGCTGCACCTGCATCTGCACCGGATCCTGCTGCAGCACCTGCAGCGCCCACCCCCACGGCCTGACCGTGCTTTTTGTAGCCCTGATCCTGGTGGCCGCGCTCGGCTTCGCGCCGAACTGTCACCAGTCTGGCCAGATCTTCGAGGGCGAGGACACCGTTCCACAACTGGCAGCTCGCTGCACTTTTTAGGAGGTTCCCCATGAAATCCCTGTTTCTTGCCGTCCTGGCAGTCTTTGTGCTGTCCGGCTGCGGCACGCTCAACACCTACGTGGCCGCGCAAAACGCTGCTGCCGTGAAGGAC